AAAAAATTGAATTTTCTCCATGTGCGCCTAGAACGTGGTTTGTGATTCCTCTACACTGTGGAATTGTTTCGAGAGTATATAGGTGTTACTATCATTATTGTTGTTAGTATAGGTTATATATGATGCCTGTTTAGACTTAGTAATGACAATGTTGAAAGCATTAGTTGAAGCAACTGAAACAGCAGTTCGCAAACGAAGACACCAACTAAAAACCAGAAGGGCTGAGATTGAAGCCAAATACCCAGAGGGCGAGTTTTACGATAGTATTACTTCACTTAGGGTGTTAGATGCTGAGGATATCAAAGAGCTATTGGAGATTAGATTTGAGTTAAGGGTCATTGAAAACTTGATGATATCCACTCAAAGAGAATACCAAAAGCTTGGAGGTCACATCGGAATTGAAATCCGACATAGTGACGAGCCAGAGGTTATTCAAAGGGAGTTCGAATTCTAATGGATTGGAACAAAGTCTTTGAAGACCTAGATTCTGCAATTAGCAAATGGTGTGAATGGACAGAGGATTAATGTCCTCCTTTTTTTATCGACCCAACCTATACGCTTTAATACCCCAATACGTGGCTATTCTAGATGATGTGTTGATTATGGGGTTATTAAACGTTATGTCTTATACATGATAGGAGTGCTTATATGTCATTACGGTCTACTTTATTTATGTCCGTTCTTTACGACTTACCAGAATGCGAGCAGGGAATCTGTTCACATTGTGGAAAGACCCTCAATAATGAGGCTGAAGACATTCCGTTAGAAAACGAGTGCCTTTGTGCTGACTTGTTGAGTCCAGACATGAACGAACGTAACATGGATAAGGAAGAGCAATCTTCCTTTGAAAAGGCTTACGCAGCTCATCTGGCATATCTCAAAAGTAGCTACGGCTATTGATGGGACACTTTTTTTATTGCACCCAGTGGCAACGCTTAAGTACCCCTATTAGGGCTAATCTCTAGGATTTGGGTGTATTGGGCTTAATAAGCGTTGCTTGTTAGTACTTCTTATATATGATACTGCATTCCTTATAGTATGTCAAACAAAGTCTCAACCCTAATGGCTCAAGCCTTCGAAAACGGCTTTAAGCTATCTATGGGTAATACTTGCGCAACTGGCGACCGTGTTTTATATCTACATGGTAACGCTATTGCTAAATTTGATGATGGGCAGCTATACGTTAATTTGTGTGGCTGGAATACCCAAACAACCAAAGCCAGACTTAATGCACTAAGTGGCGTTAGTGTTCATAATGTCAAAGGCGAGCCTTGTTTAAATGGTGTTCCTATGCCTGTTAATGGATGGGTTAAGGTTCCAATGGAATCTCAATTTATCTAAGCCCTTTTTTATTTTGACCCAGACATAACGCTTTTATACCCCAATTTGCGATACGCTTAATAACCCCTATAACTCATATATTAGATGCTGAATTTGTCTAAGTCCACAAAACAACGATACGCTTATTAACCCCTTATTGTGTGGCTGATGGTTAGTAACGCTTTTATACCCCTATTTCTAGCCCAGAAAAAAAATAAAAAAAATAAAAATAAACTGTAGTAATAAAAGAATAACAAGGCTTAAATACCCCATGTGGCGTCGCTCGTAGCAAGGTATTTTATGAAACAAAATCACGTAATATATGACAGTTAGTAATGGTTTTATTCTAGTATGTGTTTATTATTACTATGGTTGATTTAATACTGGATATCAATGAGCCTGTTACTGAGGAAAATCTTGACTCATTAGTTGAGGCTGAGATTGAAGCTCAGGTTGAGGCTATTGAAGAATCCGAGTATGATGACATGCTTGATGACTGTTATCCTCCATGTGAGATAGGAAGCATGACCTTTAACCCTTCTGAGGTTTTAAAGGAGTGTGACCCTACTGCGTACCGTTGTGGCATGGTTGATTATGCAGATAGTCGTCGAGAGGACTTTGAGGATGATGTTAGAGACTTAATTGAGTCTATGATTGAATCCGATGATGAGGATTAGACCCCTTTTTTATTTGTGCGTAAGCCTAACGCTTATTAACCCCTGTTTTCTCTCTTTGGGGTGTGGGGTATTTCTCTCTTTTAGTTAACTGTTAGGAAGTCTTTTATACATCTTACAACCTCATATATGTAATGGATGAAAACGTTAGAGAAACACTTGAAGAACTTCAAAAATGCTTTGAGGCTGGAATTGAACAACTTCAAGATATCTTAGACGATGACCCAGATGCTGAGACCAGTGCATACTATGTATTGCATGATTTCAGTGTCAATCACTTTGAGTTCAATGATGCACTCCAAAGTATGTTTGACACTTTAGGACTCTACTATCATCATAACTTTGGTGATGGTGACTATGCAGGGTTAAACCGTCGAATCCAAGATTTACCATATCACACTTAGGTAAATCCAACTCCTTTTTTATTTGCCTTCAAAGTATACGCTTATTAACCCCTCTTGAGTCTAATTCTGGTTAGTAAGCCTTAATAATGATTCAATGATAGGGTTAGTATGGGTTATAACATGAGTTATTGCATGTTTCAGAATACTGCTGGAGCATTGTATGAAGCCATGGGACACTTTGAAGAGCATGATAATGACTTTGAAGAATTGTCCAATGATGAACTCAAGAGCATGCGCACTATGTTTGTTGACATGTTGACTGAATACATCCCAAACGTTTTCGGAGAAGAGATTCCAGACGTTGAGGATATTGTAGCCAGCATTGATAGACAAATTGATGAAGCAAAAGAACTTGAGGATTAAAACACTCTCTTTTTTTACCCCCAAACACTACGCTTTTATACCCCTATTTTGGTTAGTAAGCCTTAATAGTTAATACATGATACCTTATTTAATGACTGATTGTATTGAATGTGGACATAAACTTTATCATCATAGACCATTCTGTTGTGTTAATTTATGTCCATGTAGCATACCTAAAGATATGAGGAATGAGTAAAAATGACTGATTGTACTAGATGCAAAAAACAGGCTGAAGACTTTGATGGTTGTGATGGCTTATGTTTTGACTGCTGGGATGCTGTACAAGCCAAAAAACCAGAATCAAAATGGGCACGTTATGACCGATTAGTTATGAATGGCTTAGACTCAGATGATGCATTACTTGAAGCTGGAATTGATTTCTAACTCTCTTTTTTTGACCCTAAACAATACGCTTATAAACCCCTTTTTTGGTTAGTAACTTTTAAATAAAATAAAAAAAATAATATATTATGTTCGAAGGACTAAAAGCAATGTTAAATGCTATAGAGCGTCATTTACCAGATGACCACGTTCCTTATACATATGCAGATTTGGAAAAATTTGTAGAAGAATGGGAGGGTACACCTAAAACCCATTATGTAAATGAGGAAGATTTAACATGACCAAACAACTAAACCCAGAAGAGTTTAATGAACTCTTGGATGAAGTTAAGGAAGAAATTGAAGACATTATTGAGGCATTAGATGCTGTTAATGACTTTGATATTTATGAACTCGAATCCAAGATTAAACGACTTTGGGACAATAGAGGATTAAAAAACTCTTGTACGATGCAACATGCATCTATTAAGGGAATGCTGAAAGAGTTAGAAACAATAGACACCGTTTCAAAAGACTGTGGTAATCTTGAAGACATGAGAAGCGCAGACGCTGATGATTTTGGTGTTATTGTCGATGAAGACTCATGGCTCACTCCTTAAACCCTTTTTTTTGTTCAATAAATCAACGCTTAATAACCCCTATTTTGGTTAGTAAGACTTAATAAGAAATAAAATAAATAATATATAATGACAATGGAAAACTATCAAATACCAAAAGATATTATTTTGGGATTGGCTAAACAATTTGATATTATAGCCAGACCAGAAAATATGACTGGTAAGGATTGTTGGAATGAGATAAGAAGAATTCATAAAGAATTGGCTCCTCATTTCATGGAAGATGACCCTACATACAAAGCATTGACTGAATTATTGGAGGAAAATCCTTATGGCTACTAGATGTCTCATTATCTTTAAAATGGATAAAAATGAGGTTCAGTTCTATAAACACTGGGATGGATATCCAGAAACAACAGTGCCAGAATTAGTTGATTTTCTAGCATTTAATATGTCAAGAAATCATGACTTTGAGTATGCATGTGCAAATTTTGCATATTGGTACAAGTCTGACAATTACAGAGAACATGCTGATGAAACAGCTGGATTAGGTATTTCACCTAAAGTATGTAAGACATTTGATGAAGCTAGAAATATCTACGGTAGTGAATATGTGTACATTCTTGACTTTGGTACAAATCAAATCTTTGAAATAAACACTCAAATGCAGTGGAATATAGAAGAATTGAATGGAATCGACTATGATAACACTATGTTAAAAGGTACAGAAATGTTGATTAGAACAGATATTCATGATTTGCCTTCATTACCTACACCTGAATCCATATCACAAATGCGTGCAGACACGTGTTTGTAACTCTCTTTTTTTTACCTAAAACAATACGCTTATTAACCCTTGTTTTGGTTAGTAAGCCTTAAATAAAATAAAATATAATACTATTTAATGTTAGTAGAAACATTCGAAAACGAAAAAACAAATCAAGTACTAGAAATTCATACAGATGATGATGCTGAGTCACCTAGACAATGGGATAATATGGGCACTATGATATGCTCACATAAAAGATACACATTAGGTGATGATATGGTAGAATCAGCTGAAGAATTGAATGAAATACTCAGAGAAGAAAAACCAGTAATTCACATGCCATTATATCTATATGACCATGGAGGAATTACTATGTCCACTGGTGATTACGCTGATAGATGGGACTCTGGATGTGTAGGTATGATTTATGCAACTAGAGAAAAAATTCTAGACTGTAATACTGGATGGGATGGTATGAAACGAATGCCAATGAAGAAAAGACTTACTAAAAAAATGCTTGAAGAAGCTAGACAGTCTTTAATTCAAGAAGTAAAAACATATGCTGAATATCTTGAGGGTAATGTGTATGGATATATTCTATACAATAAGTCAAAATGTGACCACAATGAAGAACACCTTGAACATGAAGATTCATGTTTTGGTTTTTACCTTGGTGAACAAGAAGATATGATTGATGTTTTTATAAACCACTATGGAGGAAATAAAGATGACTGGGAATGAATTCAATGAAGACTTTGAAAAATATGTCGAGAATATGATGGATTCAATGATGGAATCTACTATAATATTGCCTAATGACATTGAAGTTGAATGTAAAGAAATTGACAATCAATATTTTGCATCATGTCATGTCACTGGTAAAAAAGTAGAATCTGATACCTCAAAGTACGATGATTGTTACAATGCACTATCTATTGGTGGACATAGAATAACTAAGTTATTAAATCACATGGCTGAGTTAGGCTTTGAGTTCAATAGTATAAGTACATTTGACCGTGAACGAGACCCTATAACTATGAGAATGTTATTTGTGTCTTAAACCCTCTTTTTTTAAGTCATAACAATACGCTTTTATACCCCTATTATGGTTAGGAAGACTTAATAACAATTAAAAGAATATAATATTAATGACTGGATATTATGGACTAGCTAGTGAAAAGGCATTGAAAGATATGTTAAAGCCTATTTACAAATACAAGATGGCACGCAAAATGCCTGAAGGATTTGATTCAAGTGAACTTGAAGATGAAATTCATGGTTATTTACTTGAGAATTCTTTAGACTTTGTTGAGTATTGTGCTAAACATAAATTAACAAATAAATCTGTTAATAAACAGATTGATAAGTTAATGGATTGGAGACAATACTGGGTAGATATGGCAGTATTTTTTAAGAAAAAATACAAAGTAACTGATAAAGACTTGAGAGCTATGTGCAAATACATTTCTTTGGTTGCGTGGTTCATGGCAGATGACTATGAAAATAACGTACCAACTAGAAGAGGTGTTACTGTTGACTTAGATAGTGATTTTGGTAAAAAATCAAATAATCACGCAATAGCTAAGTTTTCAGCATTAAGTCTTGCAATGCATTACATGGCTGGTAAAAAAGATGGTAGTGCTGTATGGGGTGAAGGTAAATGACTGATACAATGAGACATTATTGTAACTTCTGTGGCATAAAACACACTAAGTGTACCTGTAAAGAAGGAGTAAACAAACGTGCAAATGAACGTGCCTTAAAAATGGCTAATAAAGTAGCCAAAGATTTAGGATTGCCTCCTTAATCCTTTTTTTTAACCATGTATTCAACGCTTTTATACCCCTGTTGTGGTTAGTAACGCTTAAATAAAATAAAAATAAAATACTATTGTAGAAAAGATGATATTTGAGGAGGCTCTTAGAGCCAAATACTCTTTTCTTTTTAAAATTAATTCGTTACTGGTTAGTAAGTCTTTTATATGAGTTTATGGTATAATTACTATGGCAGATAAAGATGATAAAATGTATGAGAAAATAATTATGACTAAAGAGTTCTCGTCTGAGATTTTAGGAATATTAACTGACCCAAACATTGAAAGCTCAAATGAAAGAATGTATAATCAACTTGCAGACTTTATTACTTCTGTATGGAGAGATGAAAAGTCTGGTAACATAGTAGATACATTAAAATTAATGATGTTTTCAGTTATTAGTGAAGTTATGAAACAAAATGCCTACAAACAATTTGAAGACCAAAGGGAGGATTTAAAATGAAATGTATGCATAATAGTATAGACTGGACTTCATACCCTCCAATGTGTAGGGATTGTTACGCTCAGTTTAAAGGAGATGATAATAATGACTGAAGATTATATTTTTGATGTAGATGGTACCTTAATGAATGTAGAGTTACGTGTTGCACGTGCTAAACTTGCAAAAAGAGATGAAGATAAAGTTATGAACTGGGATTTATTCCTAGACCCTGAATGTATGCTTGAGTGGGACAGACCAAATTATGATGTTTGTAAGATAGCTGAAGTATTATATGATGCTGGAGAAAAAGTAATTATTACCAGTGCTAGAAATGAGAGACATAGAAAAGTTACAATACAACAATTAGCTCAAGCTGGAGTGGGATATAATAAATTATATTTAAGAAAAGATGATGACTTTAGACCTGATGAGATTGTTAAAGAAGAATTATACTGGCAAATTACAAACGATGGTTTTAATCCAGTTACTGCATTTGATGACAGACAAAAGGTTGTTGAAATGTGGCGTAAAATAGGATTAAATTGTTATCAAGTTAGAAGGGGTGATTTCTAATGAAACTTCCAAAAACCAGTTGTGGACATAAAACAGAGAAACAATGGTATACACATGATGGTGTAATATGGAATTTATGTGAAAAATGTTATTCTAAACTTACGGAGTGTGCAGATACATAATGCCTTTAGACCACGAAGATAAACATGAGACTGAAGTTATGGAAAAAAATAACGTAATTAAAGAAAAATGCAAATATTGTTTGCATGGATTTATCCGTGATGTAGAAATGGCTGATGGTGATACTCAAGATGTTGAGTGTTGGTATTGTGATGGTTCTGGTTACATGTATTATCCAAAAGATATTAAAAAATGGATTCCAGACGCTGATAGTAAGGCTTTTATAAAAGGAGATGATTATTAAGATATGGAAATAGATTATAATGATGCATTCGATGTTGTTGCTAATGACCCTGACCAAATGATTGAGTTAGTTTGTGAAAACTGGACTGAAGAGGTTGAGGCTTATGTTGGTATGGATAAATGTAAAGAAGCATTAAAAATAATGGAGGAATACTTTGATTATATCCCAGAGGATGTAAAAGAAGAAGTTCATCTTAAATTAACGGAGCTTGGTTACTAATGGATTTCTTTACTTCTATTGCAGACTTTAATGATTCAATTACGAATCAATGGGAAGTTCAATCAAAGTCTGACCCTGATGTATACTATAAAGTAGTATTGAAAGGTAATGGCGAGATTGAATGTAACTGTAAAGGATTCAAATATCGCTCTGAATGCTGGCATGTTACACATGTAAAGGAGGCAAATAACTTTGACTAGATTCTATAGAATAGTATATGACCCTTCTGAAGTGGGTAATTACTGTAAAGATTGTGGTTATAGAGTACCAAGTGATGAGATTTTAGCGTCTGACCAAGGTTTTATTAAAAATGGTAGACATTGGAAATGTATGAATTGTGAGAATGGATTGACACCAGAGTCACAATTAGATGATGAACAATTAAAGATATTTAAGGCTGGTGAAAAGGAATTTAATAAAATGTGGAATAAATCAGTAGACAATGCAATAAGATGTTTAAGACAATCTAAGTATAAACAACACGTTGAAGAAAAAGATGATTATGCATTATCGACTTTGTTGATATTATTTAATTTATTAGGTGTAACAAATGCGCAAGAAGTATATGAATTTATGAGTAAAATAAAAAATATTAATAAATACACTGCTTCAGTAACGGAGGAAGATTATAGATGAGTTACGAAGAAGAGCCTGATGTTGGATTCTATGAGGAATATGTTCTAAGTGGAATTGAAGACCAAGCTTCTGAAGAGGTAGCTCAGAAATATGAGGAGATAGAACAGGTTCATGATGGTAGTGACCCAGAGCCTAAGATACAACCTCATTATCCAAAGGATGAGAATGAAGCTGAAGCAATGGATTGTGGAGACCATTATGTTAAAGTGGATGGTAAATATTATACTCATTATGAGAAAGATATGATTGATATTAAAAATGAATTACAAGAACTACAATTAGAATTAGGTGCTATGGGTATAGCAAATCATGATAAAAGAGTTTTAGCAATATCTGATAGAATATTTGATATTATTAAAAAATATGAAAAACCTGACCCTGATGGAGAGATACCATAATGACTTGTTCACCTATAATGGATTGTCAACACAAGTTGATAAAAAAATACAGTAACCTTGATTACTTTGATGATACTGAAGGATTACAAATGAGTGCTATACTTAGAATATTAGTTGAAAATGTTCACTCACATGATAGAGTAGCTCAAGCTGGGGTGATAGACTTCTGGTCTGACCCTGAAATGTACTGGGCTAATAAAGTCATACCATCTATTAGATGTATGTGTGATAACTGTGAGTGGGTTAGAAAAGAAATAGGAGTTGAAGAATTTGGGTTGTGATTATTGTGACCCAATGGGAGATACAGAGCAATATTATGCATTGCTTGATTGTCAAGCTCAGCTAAAACGTGCAATGAATTTAATTTATTTTTTCTTATCTAATGATGAGATACCTAAAGAGGATATGGATTTGTTTAAGAGAACAATAGCAAGTGATTTTATGGAACTTAAGGAGAAACAAGATGGCTGAAGGTTTATCTGATTGGGAGATGGAGCAAATGTTTGGTAAACCAAATGTTAGGATAAAGACATTTAATTGCCGTGAATGTGGTAAGTGGAATAAATATGTCTCAACTAGATACAATAACAGTAGGGTTTATTGTGACGATGAGTGTAGAAAAGCATACTATAGGGTGAAAAAATGAGTGAAGAGATTAAAAAGCCATGTGAAGGATGTGGCTGTGAAATATATCCACTAACAACAGATTACTCACCAGCTAGAATAAAATGTGATGAGTGTATTAAAAAAGGATATGCTGACAGACAAAAAAAGGTTAGAGATGCTAGAAGAAAGATTATGATAGAGATGGGATTAACAGTGTCTCTAGATAATTGTTTATACTGTAATAAACCACTTCCTTCTAACAAACCAAAGTTTTGTAATGTTGAGTGTAATAGGGCTATGCATAAGATTAGAGTTGCTCAAGCAAATGTGGAGAACTTCAAAATTAGAAAACAAAAGTTAAGGAATGAGGAACAAAGAATGAAACGTGTTCTTAAGAAATTGTTAGAGTTAAGAGAGAGAGTATAATTTTTTTACAACCACTTTCAACGTTTAAATACCCCAATTAACTATCAATAGTATGCATAGTTGGGATAGTAAGGCTTAATAAGATGTAAATACAATATATACTATGTCACAAGACGATATGAAATATCTTGAAAACATTTCTGAGGAAAAAGATGAAGCTGTTGGTAGAATTAACAGCATCAACTTTGATGAATACTCACCAGAAAACATAGATGATATGGGAGAATACGTTGACTTACATGGTGAACGTAAACGAGTAGAACGTGTCATTGAACGTGCAGATAAACCATATCTCATTTATGGTGCTAAAGGACTTGGTAAAACTTCTTTAGTTCATGCCATATGTAGAGATAAAGGTATAGCATTAGTAGAGTTTAACTGTGGAGTAGGTACCAATAGAAGTGATTTACAAGGTAGATTACAAGTTGACAAAAATGGCTCTTATTTTGAGAGAGGACTATTGCCTACTGCTTTTGAAGTAGCAAATCATTTTGGACATGCATGTCTATACATTGATGAAGTCGGTGCTCTTGAAGAAGACATTCAGAAATGGGTTAACAGACCATTTGACAAAAGGGCTAGTTGTAGTGCTGGAGGTAAAACTTACAGACTAAAAGAAAATTGCAAATTAGCAATCATTCTTACAACAAACCCAGTTGAATATGCTGGAGTAAATAACCTAACTGAAGACTTGAGAAGTCGTTTAATTGGTTCTGTATGGGACTATCCTTCTGTTGAAGAGGTAACAAGAGTTGTAGATTGGAAAGATATTCCAGAACAATATGTTAAAAATCCACTTCTAACACTTGGACAAGATACATACAGTTTAAGAACAAAAGGCAATATAGAATATGTGTTATCTCCTAGAGATTTAATACAATTCACTGAAGTATATCGAGATTTATTGGAAGATATGCCAGACGCATCACCAGCTGAAATTCTTGAAACAACAATTAAAGAGACAATTCTCATCAAGTACACTGACCCTAACGAAAGGGAATTAATCAAAGCAAGAGCTAATGAAACATTTGGGGTGAATCTCAAATGACCCAATATTTTTTTAAAAACAAGGAGTGTATCTAATGGTACGCTGTAAAATGTGCTCTAGAACTAGATGTAGAGGAGGAGCCAAAGGTCAATGCTGGAAGAAATATCAGCTATGCCCTGTTTGTGCTGTTACTGAACATCCAGAAGACTACAAGCCAAACTTTATTCTTATGACTATGAGTAAGGCTGGTTTTTACCAATCAAAAAGAAAGAGAAATAAGAATACAGTTACAAAGTCTGAACAACCAATGAAGTCGTTTGGTACTTGTAATGAGTTTGGTAAAAGAGTAATAGCCACGGACTATCTAAACAGACAAAAGTTTGAGGAGATAAACAATGGCTAGAAATCGTGACTTATTATCGGACAAAGAATTCTTTCGTAAGACAGCAGATATTGCTGAACATGTGAGAGATTGTAAGATTGACCTTACATACTGGGATGATGATAACAAAGTTATCGATAAGAATTTAAATAATAAAAAACCAAATAATACAGAATTTATATTAAATGTAGCAACCCCTGCCGTTAAAGGTCTGGAGAAATTTACTGCATTTAATCATGAAATAGGTCATATTATGATGCAAACACCTATGCCAGAAATGAAAGACTTATTGCAAAAATGGATGCATAAAGAAGATTGGCATAATCAAGAGAGATATGATATGATGTGGAATATGATGAATGTTCTTGAAGACCAAAGAATAGAATCTATGATGGCTAGACTTTGGCTAGCAAATGAAAAACGTTTTGTAAAAGCAAGAACAAATCTAGGTAAAAAATTTAATAAAAATAAAATAAAAAACAATCCAGTTGATATTCTACTTATGCATAGATTCTTTAGGGATGACTTAGTTTCTGGTAGAAAATTCAAACACTCAAAGGAGTTAGGTCAAGCATTAAATGACATTGTAGGTAGTGGTAGACTGGGTGCATTAGTCCAAATGTCTAAATTAAAACACATTGTGGATGAATATTTTAAGGAGTTAGATAAACAACGTAAGAAACAACTACCTCCAAAGATGCAAACAGCACAATATGAGAAATCAATAGAAGAGAATATGCCTTTACATGATTCGGATGAGGATAAAGAATGGGAGCATGATAGTACTGAAGGTGATGGTAAAGACCATCAACAGTTATCTGATGACCCATTAGATTCACAAACAGACGATGATTTAATTGATGAAATAGCAGAAGCAGAAGGTGATGAAGACGCACTTAGTGAGCTTGAGTCTCAACAGGCTGAACGTGGTGAAGAAGAGATTCAAGAAATTCAAGACTCAATGGGTGAAGAATCAACTAGTACTGAAACACCTGTACCATCGTACGTCTTAAGAGTGAATCGTGATAAGTCTGATAGTATAGAGTTAGATAATGATACAGTAATTGGTCTAAGAAAGATATTTAGAACAATCACTGAAAGGTCTAGACCTACTGTGGGTTATGATGGTGATGAAATAGATATTGATGCCTATATTGAGAACCAAATTAGAGGATATGATATTACAAAATGCTTTAAGGATGTAAAAAGACATCAAGGAGCATCGGTTGTAATCAGTGTAGATGCCTCTGGTTCCATGGAAAATGGCAGAATAGAGGTTGCAAGACAACTCGTCGCATCATTATTTGCAAGTGTTAAAGACTATCCTAACATAGAATTAAAGGCAAATGTTTGGTCATCTAACCAAAGAGGTGATGTTGGTATAACTGACATCAATAACTTAGAGGATTGTAACCAAATAGTAACTGGAAATGATGGTCAATGCATGATGACACCTACCCATTTAGCCCTAGATTACTCATCTAGACAACTAAAAAGGATGAAAGGACAGAAGAAATTAATGATTTTGATTACAGACGGACTACCACAATATCAAAACAACTATTATTCTTTAAAGAAAAAACAACTTTTGGCAATGAATCAAAAGGCTTTATTGAGAGCAAGAAGAACCACACCAAATATTATGATTGTTTCAGTAGGAATGCATCAGTATGGAGAATGGTTCTTAGAAGAATGCTTTGGTAAAAAGAGAATAATGAATGTGCGTTCTATGTATGATGCATCAGATGTTGTTGTAAACAGATTCAAAAACTTAGTTAAATCAGTTCTACGTTAACCATAGTATGGATAGTATGCATAATATGCATACTGTTTATACTGTGGTTAGTAACGCTTAAATACCCTAAGCTACCTAGTCATTGGATGAACGAAACTATTAAACAAAAATACAAAGACATTATATGTAAAACCGTTCAAGATACTGATAGAAGTAGAGATATATTGGTATTTTCACGGTCAAAAACAATAAAACGTATAATGGAACTTGAAAGGGATTTATTTATGCCCAAACATATACCGAAAGGTACCCCTGAAGATCCAAATTACCCAGAAGAAATGGGTTATCGAGAATTTACACAAGAAGAGAAAGACAACTGTGCTTGCTCTAACTGTAAATATCCCTATGAATATTGGGAGGCAAAAGAAGATGTTGAGCTAAAAAGGGATTTAGCATCATTAGAACACCTTCTTGCAAATCCAGTATGACATTTACAGAGAGGGAGAAATTCATCTACCATGCAACCACATTGATGACAATGGATGTTGCCAATAAAAAGAAAGGTGGTGGAGGAGTAGATGTTAAGAGACTTCTTGGTATGATTAGGGCAAATCGTTGTAGAAAACTAACTGATGAAGATATAGATAGTCTATACAATGACCTAGAAGAAGAGGTTTTACTGTCTACCAGTGTGTATGACATGGCTGAGGAGAGAACAAACAACAGTCTTGGGAGGTTTTTTCGAGTTGGTGGAGGATAAATCCATGTGCCTCATCTGTATGAAGGAGGGTAACGTAGAAAAAATAGATAAGATAACTTTATGTGCTGATTGTTACATAAATGTTTCAAAAGGCATTAAAGAATATGAGGAAAATATAAAGAAAGACCCAAATTATTACAAAAGAGATGATGGATATCCTAGGGGTTTTACCTAATGTGTAATGGTTTATGCTCTAGGTTCACTAAAAAATACTATGGTGACAGCTATTATTGCCAAGAATGCGCTACATTCATCCATAAAAACTACCTACATAGAGAAAATTCTTCTATGGCTAGGTTGAGATGTGGATGTTGTAATGGTCTTGTTAGAAACAAGCCAAAGAAATTTAAACTTCAAAACACAATGCAGATAGCACGAAAAATATCAGCAGATAGTGAAGAAGTTGAAGAGTGGTATAAAAATAAACACTCTAAAGACAGTCTTGAGTAGCCCAAGCCATAAAAAATATTAATTTTTCTTCTTGTTCTTCGTCTATATCATCAGTAATACCCAGTTTTGCAAGACAGAAATGAATTAATTCATGTTGAATAGTACTATAAAGGTCAGATAATGTCTCATGATTGGTCAAATATATCAAACATCTGTTTGTTTCATCATAATAGATTCCTCTATTTTCACCGAATAGTCTAAAATCTACGGTACATGAGTCGGTCAGATTGTCAGCCATATGATAAAATAATAAGAGTTATATATTAAAACTTTGTGGAATAAAGTAGGTATGTTCAAACGATTCTTTGACTGGTACGAGCGTCATATGGCTAAAAGCCTTATAATTTCAGCAATTATCTTATATATGCAAATCCCACATTCGTGGTGGGCTTTGGAGTGTATTTGGGGTCATGGCATTCTACACGGTCATGGTATTGTTATTGATTTCCTTCTATATGGTATAGATACTCTAGAAATGATACCAATTATTGGTGTTACCCTAGCCATTGTGGCTAAATTGCGCCATAAAGTTTAATAGTTATACTAAACCTTTAAATATTATGAGTTTTGAAACACAAGAGCCAAGATGGGATGTAATTAATGCATTCTATGATGACCTTGATAAAAGTATAACAGATTATTTTAACAAGGAAAAAATCTCTTATGGAGAGATAGAAATTGGTATGATGATGATGAAGGAAAAAATCCTTCAACAAAAAATCGAGTTAATGCATGAGTTTCTAAAGGCTAGGGATTCTGAAGAGAAACCTAAAGCTGGAGAAAAAACGGAGGAACCTGTTGAAAGACCAGAACCAGACAACCTCTACAAATGAGACTCCTTGGTTCAATCATAAAAATACAAATATTCTAACACCATGTGTTTTATGTAGAAATGAATCATTGGCATTGACAAATCAGAAGTATTGTGATGATTGTTATAAAGAGCTTCTTACAACCCTCATATTAGACCGTAAAAGGCTTCCTTAACCTCTCTTCTAGACTCATCATTCAACTCTTCTTTGAATAATGTAGGACAATCGTAGAACCATAAATCAACCACTTTATGACCAGACCACTCTAACATTTTCTTTTGCACCGAATCTCTCTGGGATTTTAATACTCCAGTGTGGTCTCCTCCGTTAACTCTGACACATATAGCACCAAAAAGAGTCCAAACAACTATATCGACAGACTCTTTCTTCTGTCTTTCTGAAAGACCATCCTCATAAAACTCAGAGGATAGAAGGTCTTTAAACGGTACCTGTGTTAGATAATATGCGTTTTCTCCGAACAATTCTGTTACGACGGAGAGAGCAGTTTTTTCGCCTTTTCCTATTATTGGATTCATATTCTCTAATAAGTACCTCCCATTTTTTACCTGTAACCTTTACATTTATAACTAATGCTTTAAGGTTGTTTTTGTTTGCTAAGAAATCTGTTATTGGTTTTGCTTGAGCCCATGCATTTGTTTTTATTTGAATTAGGACTATATTACCGAGTGGGTCAAAACATATTCCATCAAATAGATTCCATAAGTCAAGTGCTCTATACCATTCACCTAAAGTATATACTAAATCTTGTCTTCTACCATGTGGTTTCAACCAGATATCATCATATCCTTTGGATAAAAGATGGTTTACAGCTCGTCTGTTAGATTGTCTCATTCTTTCTCTTGGGTTCATAATGTTTAATTACCCCCAAAGAAAAAATAATGTGGCATCAATGCAGGGAAACGATTAGTTAAACCTTGGCATGTTTTCACATGGTGTTGTATGTTTATAATCATGCTCTAGCCACACATTATGGTTAGGCATACATAGTATTTAATCTTCTTTGTCTTCAATACCCTTCTCTGTGAGGGCAAATTCTGCATCTGCTTGTGGATGTTCTGGTGAATCAACCATTCTTGCTATTCTTTTTTTGCCTGATTTCTTAAAATAAATACGATAAGTAGCTGCATGACCTACAACATTACCCCCAATAGGTTTTACTGGGTCTCCAAACATAACTGATGGGTCTGTTTGTACTTGATTTGTGTAGATAACAGTTGTTCTAAAATAATATGATATGTTTTTGATATGAGTCATTAGTCTTGCAATTTGGTTTTGCCTATCTGCTAGAGTTCCTCTACCTAGATATTCCTCCCTAAATTGTCCTATAGCACCATCTATGATTACCAATCTTGGTCTTTTTTCCTCCATTATTTTTGATAATGCATTAATAGTTCCTAGAAGTTGCTCAGTATTTGGAGTATAATAATATTGTATACGACCTAATGCCTTTTCCATATCCTCTCTTGTTTCAACATATTCTCTTGCTTTCATTATTTCTAATATTCTTGTAGGTCTGAAAGTATCTTCACAATCAATCCATACTACATTCTCACCATCATTTATTGCTTGAGATGTGAGTGTATTACAGAATTGTGTTTTACCAGAACCGAATTCTCCATATACTTCATATGTACATTCTGGCTTTACTCCTCCTCCAAATAACTCATCTATTGCAGTACATTTGGTTTCTAAGGTAGGGTAATTTGCCTGATATTCCATTAAATCTATTACATCCATGTCAGATTTTCTTATTAGATTGTTCTCTTCTAATATTTTCTGAGCATTAAAAACCCAACCATCTGCTTTGGATTTTGCAACACCTGTAATTTCAGATATTTCTCTACCTCCCCTAATACAGATATCAATTAGAGATGATACGCCAAAGTCAGTTAGTTTCTTAGCTGTGACAGCTCCGACACCATCTAGTTGAGAGATGCCTAGGTCAAGTACTTGCTCTTCTTGAGCGTCAGCTTTTGCTATTTCCTCGACCCCAGACATATTCTCCTTATCATCATCTACCTTATAAGGGTTGCTATCAGGTTTTTTTGTACGTGCCATCTGCCATCAACTTTATTGTGTTTGTGTTCTCCCATCTATGAAATAGTTTAACTGCTTCAAGGTTTGATAATCCATTCTCCTCTAACTTTTTCATAAAGTCTTGCAATTTAACCTTTCCGTTTTTATCTGCGCACTCAGACCATAATGTATGATATTTCTGTTCTTTTGTCATAGTACCAGTGGTAAACAATTTAGCTTGTGAACCTCCTTGTGATATATCTATGTCAAAGTGTGCATACATTGATACTAACAAATCACGGACTGCTGTTATATCTTCTATTTCTACCTTATCTTTCAATCTCATTTTTGCATGAGCCATAGAAAGTCTAACCAAAGCCTCTAACTGTCTTATTCCTACAGTGAATTGCTCGTTTGATGCTTGCCTTAGTTTCTCATATATTCTGACAATTTCATCACGAACTTCTCTTGTGAGTTCTGGTGTACATTTTTTTGCCATATTAACAAATGCTGTTAATTGTCTCTCAGTAAATCTACATGATTTATCTGGTTCGTTTGATGCAAATCCATCTAATATGTGATTTGCTTTTGCATTGTCTTCGACTAAACTTACTTTGTCTTTTATTAGCCAGATTAAATCAAATCTAGATAGTAATGGACTTGGTATGTTTATGTTATCCATTAATGATAGATTACTATCATAAGTACCAAACTTTGGGTTTGCAGCTGCCAGAATTGATGCCTTTGCATCTAATGTCATTGTGACACCAGCTTTTGCTATTGATACTGTTTGCTGTTCCATTGCCTCATGCATTGAACTTCTATCATCTTTATTCATTTTGTCAAACTCATCAATAAATGCATGACCGTTATTACAAAGTGGTAAAACACCAGCCTGTGCTATCATTCTACCATCATGTAATTTTACCATACCGATTGTTAGACCAGCACTGGTAGTTCCTTTACCAGATGTGTATATTGATTTCTGGGTTACCAGATTACCATATTTCAATAGCTCAGATTTTGCCATTGATGGGTCACCCACTAATAGGATGTTAATATCTGCACGTTTCTTTGATGGTACACCCCCCAGTAATTGGAGTATACATGACAGTTTAATGTCATCATATCCGTAAATATGAGGTGCAAAACTGTTTTTTAGTTTCTCAACAAAGTCTTCATCTTTGACATCCTTCTTAATTTGTTCCTCTTCTGCTTGAGTAGGAACTATTTCCTCTACATCATCAACATCAGTTATTGATAACACATCAATTAATACCTCATTTTCATCTTTCTTTGGGTCAATAATACTTCTGAATATGCCAATTATATTCTTACGTTGACCTACAAATGAAGTTCCTACTTGGTCTGCTGTCACTTTACCATAGAATGTTATTGGTGAGTTCTTAGTTGCATTTTCTAATGGTTGTTGAAGAATGAGTGTTTGGATATCTTCTGTTACTAAGCCAGTTTTTTGAACATCCATTCTATTGCCTTTACATGATGGATTCATACACATTAATGTAGGTAAAATCCTATCAAATCCAGCCTTAACATGCTCTACAGTGAAACACTGGTCACACATAACATCAGCCTCTTTGACAAATGTTTTTGGTGCATCGGTTCCAATTATATTACATGTGAAAGATACACTTTCACCCTCTTTCTTAGAGTTAATTTCCTCCATAGGAATTAATTTCTCAGATGCTAATCTGATTTTTAATCTACCAAATGTTTTTGAGATGTCTATACCTACGTGTTTTTGCTGAAGAATTTCTTGAATTGCTCTTCTTGCAAAATCGGTAAAACCTCCCTCATCATAAAGGAAAATATCTACCCATTTAGGGTCAGATACATCTATGGTTAGGCTATCAGTAGGTCTTAACCTATCAATTTGGTCAATCCACTCATTGGTCATTAGAAGTTCTTTTATTCTATCAACCTGTGCTGATTCAGTATATTGAGTTTCACTCATAATTTTCGTGCCTCGTATGTCCTAATCATATTTCCTAATTGGTCATGTCTCTGTTGTAATTTGATAAAGTCCTCAGATGACATGGTTCTTACTTTTTCCTCCCACTTTTGTATAGGTGCGTAAAATAGTGGTAAACTTGCTTCTACGTTCATTTCTGCAAAATCCAGAAGGTTAGAATTATTACCATGAGTTTTTACATATTCATCAGCAATACTTGCAATGAATAATGACATACTCATATGTGATGGTCTTATTTTATCTAACTGTTCAAAAATCTTCTGAGCATTGGCACCTACAGAAATTGTTACAGTTGATCTTTTGAATTGCATATTATATGATATGTATGAGATACATATAAGGCTTACTAACCATAACTAACACTTAGCTAACTAACTTAACTAAATTAACTTAGTTAAGAATTTCTTCTCTAGTTAAAGCTTCTTCTAGTTTTCCGATAGAAGACTCCGTAAGAGTCATTTCTTCAGGTACATCTAATGATGGTTCCACCTGTCTTTCTTCAAAACCATTTATAAAACCTTGTACTTTAGTGTGTTCAACGAGTGTCATCATGTCCTCTCCTTTTGAATTTTTCCATGTAATTTTGATAAACATAGAGTCTCTAAGAGTGGAGAGTATTTAACTTTTGCTAACACTCATTTATAAAAAATAGGATTGGGTTCGCTGACTATCTGTCATATTTTTTAAGTCTGTAGATAGTTGCGCAACCACATCGACACTTCTCACCGAAAATCTCCTCACGACCTTTTAAAGACTGTACAGCCTCTCTGATTCTTCTGGCATCTATCTCTGAACAAGACTTATACAAGTCTCCAGCAGTCATACCATAATCACCAGACTCTTCTATAACATCTATAACTGACCTTCTAACTCTCTCATATGCTGGTATTTTTGGTGAATCATCATCCTTATCAACTAATTGTTGACCTTGGTTGTTACGTTGTGCACGTCTCATATATGACCACTCACCTTTCCAGAATATCCCTCAAATGAGATAGTAATTGTGCCTGTTTGACCTCCTACGAGACCATTCTTTCTATCCATATATCCATCTACTCCGTCAGTTGTAGTTGATTGGAAAGAACCAGTATTTGCTAAGTGAATTGAGCGTTCTTCACATTTGCCAGTCTCCCAGTTGAAGTCATTTACAATTTCCGTGTGGTATCTCTTCTGGTGAAGATGTCCACAAAGGAATACATCTGAATACCAATTTTTCTTCATATCACGTAACATTGTTTCAGGCTGTCCTCCTCCAGAACCATGCATTAATGCTATAGTCCATTCGTTTAGAACTTTACCTTTCCATTGTACTGATATACCGATTGTGGCTCTACTTCCTAAGAAGTCTATACCATTTGGTCTACACATAAGGTTCTCAATATATGTTCTATTAAGCTCTCTTATTTTATACTCATGATTACCATGTAGTAATCCTAGTATTTTCTCGTTTTTAGTAATTGGATATTCAAACTGTTTGTATTTTTTTCGAATCTCTCTTTGAATTTCAAATAGAGGCTCATGTGCGTCTTGCCAGTTTTGTCTTTGGTCATCAATTTCATGAGTTAAAACTGAGTCTGGATTATACCTCTTATCATAGATATTAATTGCATCCAGTTGGTCACCCATGAAAACGGTGAATCTGTTTTTTGCATTTGATATTCTTTTAATTGCCTTTTTAATTAAGTCCATGTCAGTTCCGACATGACCAAAATGTTCATCTCCTAATGGTTCAACGTGGATTATAGAATCCATCTTCAACCCTAAGTCATGAAGGTCAATTATCACTTTTTTGCTAAACATTTTTCGTTACTTAGACTGCGATATCCTTACTTATAAGCATTACTAACCTTAGTTAAGGCGTTTTTTAATCAAGTGTATCTGCTTTTGTTGTTTCTTCAATTACAGAATTTCTTTCAGCTTTTAGTTTTTTATAATATGCTCTGCGTCTCATATCATTTTTATAACCATCAGGTAGGTGATGTATGCATGGGTCTGCTAGTGTATACTCCCCACAAAACTGACATTCTTTTTGTATCGACGCTAATGCTTTTTGCACTTTTTTCTGATAGATTGGGTCATCCCAATGGTATTTTCTCTTACCATCTTTATAGGTAGGCTTATATTCTTTAATAGGCTTCCATTTTCCATTAGGTAATTGTTCAAATTTAACCATTAATCAAAAACTCCATCAGAACAGTCTACAACAGCACCACAATTATCACATATTTGGTGACATACTGTCATTTTTTTCATCTCTTTTCCACATCTATCACATTTCATTTTTTAGTAAATCCCTTCTTTCTAAGCCAATCAAGATACCATTGATATGGTCTCTCTATTTTCTCTACCATATACCGTTTATTATATTGGTTCATAATAAAAAAAGAAGGATGTTAGTGGTTTTTAGGTTGGAACATACTTAAACTTAACATAGGTCTGCCAGTCTTTTCTGCTTCCATTTCAACCACCCAACAATCTAAGCCGTCTGATGCATCTTTCTTGACACATTCTTTTACTGCTTTTATCCAATAATCAGATTTTGCTTGTCCGACTATTGCCTTGCCAAAAGAATGTCTCATTCCATTTGTGGTTGAAATTTCAGCCACGTCTGCATCAAGGTCTTCAACATGTTTAATCTTGAAACCTTGAACGACTATCTTCTCTCCCACGGTTAGTGGAGTAGAATTACCTGTACTTGAATCTATTTCTAGAACTTCTGATACATGCATAATTATGATATGTGTAGGTAATATATAAGAGTTACTAACTACTCAGAAGTACCGTTTGCTTTTGCAACAACGACACCAGCTAAGTGAACTAGTTGATTTAATACTGTTTGTCTAATCATACCAAATCTATCACTGTTAACATCCTCTTGTGGATAAACTTGTTTTGTTAGCTCATGAGCCTCTCTAAAATATTGTTTCCACAAACCTCCAATAATCTTAGTGTCCTCAGAAATCTGAACCTCTGGAACTTTTGTGATTATTATGTTTGCTGGATTACCGAATCCACTACCAGTTCTTGGTGTACTAAGACTTCCTCCCTGTTGAGAGAAACATTCTAGGTCAACACATATGGCTTTAGGTGTTTTTTGATAACATATCTCATCTCCTACAGCCCACTGGTTTCCACATATCTTACAGTTTCCATCAAATTTTGCTTTGATTTTTGTTCCCATAGAAGTCATATAACGGTTAAATATATAAGGGTTACTAACTGGAAAATAATATGGATAGATTTATGATAACCTGTGGTCTTATTATAGTAGGCATCATTACATTGGCAGGGATTATCAGTGCTAACGCTGATAAACTAGAGACTATGGGAATAGCCCATAAAGACAATCCTATGGTTTGTATAATGGAACCAGAACCAACACTCCAATTTAGATTCCATGAGAATGATGTAGAGGTTGCAAATAAGGCAGTTTTTGCTTGGTCTGAAGCGATGTATGATTACACAAAGGGTTTAAAACATCACAAGCCTACTGGCTGGGTTATCCATCAACAATTAATTCCTTTTGAAGACCATTACAATAAATTAGTTACTGATTTTCATCAATGTAATATTTTCATAGAGTTTGATAGGTCTAACATGGGTCAACATATTCCTAACCAAAGTGCATTAGGTTATACCCAAATAGATTTTTCTAAATCAGGTCATCAGTGGGCTTTCATTATGATTTATTTAGAATCTATAGAAGTAGGTCAAAAATTTAGTTTCTGTATAGGATGTGATGACGAAACACCAAAAAATGTAGAGATTGATATGACACCAAAACCAATAGGAAATGATGCACTCTCAAGTATTATTAAACATGAGTTAGGTCATGCTTTAGGTGTCGGTCATTATATTGAAGACACTGTAGGAGGAAAAGTTGAATCATTAATGTACCCACAAATGAATCCATTCCAAGAATATCCAGACATAGGAATTCCAGTAGCAGATAGAGAGGCAATGAGAATCATCTATGGTAATGATGGCTTTGGAGGAATACAGGGTTATACTAATGATGATATTGGTATATTTGAATTACTTGACGGCATTTTAGATGTTATTACCTCCAAGTTTGAATAGGTAGAAAACCTTATATATTAAATAAAAAAACCATATATATGGCAAGACGTAAAATAGGCAATTCACATACAACAATCTGTATCAAATGGGAGGACAAAGAGTCTTTCAGAAAATTTGCTAAGTTTGTTAAAAAAACAAAGACTGGTGATTTGTATGAAAGTGATTCTGCATTATTCAATAGAATTCTTCAGTACTATGTACAAAACTCTGGAGAGGGAGGAATACCACACTCAACATATCCTTCTAAGGTTTCTCAAGAACATGACCAGCAAAATTAAAATCTCTCCTTACCCATTTTAATTTTATTTTACTATTCATTCTCTTCATACATTTAAGATATAATGGTCTCAATGTTTCAGTTGTTACTCTCCAATCACCGTTGATTTGATTAACAACTAGTTTTGAATCACTATGTATTGTGACATCTTTTTTTGAATATCTATTTTCAACATATCTCAACGCATATTCTAGTGCCAAATACTCAAGTTCATTATTGGTCAATCCAGCACCCCTAGTTTTTACAATGGTGAAGTCATCATCTCTGTCTACAAGACAAATTCTAGAACCTCTAGTTCCACCATCTATGTATAACTTAATCACTACTTTCTGCTTTTTTCTTTTCCGTATATAGTTTTCTACACATTTGAGAGCAATATATGCGCTGTCTTCCCTTATACCTCCATGGTAAGGTAGTACCACATTCTATACAATAATGAGTGTCATCACGTCTCATATTTTACCATCACGGTTCATACATTAATCTTATAAATCTATTATAAAAGGGTTACTGTTTGTCTTTATTTGAGTCATGCTCAGCATGCTCTTCTTTTGTATACTCATCTGGTCTACCTTCTTCATCTAATACTTTACCAAATGGTTTTTCTGCTTTCTTTTTTGCTTGATCTTCTTTGACATCTGAGTAAACAAAATTTGCCATACCTTGTGTAGATGTAGTTGCAGCTGCATCCTTATCTACTGTGTCTCTATCCACTGCTGGATGAAAATCTTTTTCGATTGTTGCTATTGTTTGATTGACTAATTCTAATGCATTATTAAATACTTCTGTTTTCTGTTTGTGTTCTTTCTCCCATTTTTTATAGCCTGTTTCTATCTCTTTTTCTTTACCATCTGCGCCTTCGATTGTTGTAGTTGAGTTTCCACTATTGTCTTGACCACCTTGTGGTAATTCTCCTAGTTTTTCGTCTGGTATTTTAGCACCAGTTCTTGTTTTATTTGACTCTAGATATTCTTTAGCAGATTTATCTGGTGATTCACTACCTCCAGTTTTACCATCTTTGAGGAATTTTTGTGCACCTGATTCTATCTCTTTGAGATATCCAGCTGTGTGTCTACCTTCTCCACCCAAACCTTTTGAGAGATTACTTTTTGCTTTAAGTAATTTACATTTATTAATGGCTAATTCTAATATTGCTTTTGCCTTTGGTAAACTTGTTGATGCCACTCCACTTGGTGTACCACCATGCTCTGGTTTTTCTCTATTTATTTTATGTCCACCAGCTCTACCACCTGTCCACTTTGGTGCTTTTGGTGAGTCATCTTGAACTGTTATTTTCTTTGGTTTTCCTTTCTTACCAAGAACTTCTTTTCCTTTTTCATCTCTTTCAGTGTTTGATTCATAACCACGACTTGGTGCTTTGTCACCATGTTTTTCATGACCAGCTGTTGTTTCTTTACCTTCTGGTGTAAATGCTCCAGCTGCTGTACCAGTTCCACTATTATGTGTTTGACTTTCTGCTGGTACTCTTTTACTTGTTTTTGGATTAGTTATACTTGAACTTGGTTTGGATGATGGTGCTTTTGATGGTTTAACATTACTTCTATTTGCTTGACCCTGATCACCTGTTGATGCGTGTCTTGTTGCATGACCAGCTCCAAATGATGTAGTAGTGTCAACTTTTCCACCCACTGAACTTGAAGTATCTTCATGTTGTATATTAATACCAGTGCTACTTGCTGGTGTTGTACCAGAAGCTTGCTGTGGTTTTTCTGATGTATCTCCTACTTTTCCACCATCAACTTTAATTTGACCTTTATCATCTTTTCTAACATATTTTAATCCCCATGTATTGAGGCTAATTTCTGGTTCGCCAACTGCCATTTTAAATCTTATCCTTTACTTGGTTTGTTGCTCTACCGTCAGTGTCTTTATTTTCTTGATTAGTTTCATATTTATTTGTTTGACTATTAACTCTGTCTGCTGGTTTATCATCAACTTTTACTTCTTTTTTCTTTTTTTCTTGACCGACTTTTGGTTTCTTTTCTTCGTGTTTAAATTGCTCTGGTCTTACACCTGAGTGTGAGAATCCCTCATAGTCTTTTGGTGCGTCAAAGTTTGTGTTAGTATTTACTCCAGCTGTAGGATTTCTAGCTGCGTTACCATGTACTGAGTTTTCTACGCTTGATTTTACTTCTGCTATTAATTCTTCCCATGATTTACCTAGTGCTCCTTGACCTTCTTTAGCTCCTTTACTATCACCAAAATAATCATCTCCCATATGATCAGCTCTACCAGTAGCTGCACTTCCAAATACACCCTTATCTGATTTTGGGGTTGTTTCTTTAGCTGGGTCTATTCCACCAGTACCACCAACAATATTTGACTGACCTCTATTTCTTGATGATGTAGCTGCATCTTGTCTGCTTGATTCTGTACCAGCATCTGCACCAGCTGCTCTTCTTTCTGCTGACATAGGTTTGTTTGATGGTTCTTTTCTTTCTTTGTATGGTGCTCCATCTTTGTTAATTTGTGCCTGTCTTTCTTCTAACCATGTGTTCCATGTTTTCTTTGTTTGTGATTCTTTAAAGTATTTCATCCATGCGTCGCCAGCTTCTTTACCACTGTCTTTTTTACCACCTCTAGCTTCTCCTTTTTGTTCTTCTGTTGATGGTTCTCTTTCTTCAGTTCCGTGCTGTCGTGTTGTAATTTTTGAACCCTGTCCTATGTTTGGGTTTTCTTTTTGGTCTTTAATATGTTGAGTCTCTTTAAATCCACCAGAAATTCTTTTTGCAGTAATATCACCAGCAACTTCACCTTCTGGTACTATTGGTTTTTTGTTTATATCTCCACTTGATGCTTTCTCTGTGTCTTCTGCTTTTAATGATTGTTTTCCATAGTTGTTATCTATTTCTTGTGGGTCTGTTTTTTGTTGATCAAAAGTTCTTGCTGTTATGTTTTCATCATCGTCTTTTTTAAATCCTTGTTGGTTACTGTTGTTTTTTCTAAGTAATTCTTTGATGTCTTTTGGTAAATCATTCCAAGTTTTTTGTAAGTATCTTGGTGATGGTGCGTGTATATTTTTTAATAATTCAAATCTTTCTTGGTCTGAACACATATCCCATTCCTTGTTTATCATTATATCTTTAATAAAGAAGGTATCATTTATATGGATATCATCATAATTCTGAGTTGATTCCTTGAATACTGTGACGTATTCGTTATTCATCTTAACTACTATTCCACGGTCTTCTACACCATTAACGTAGAAGTGAATGTCATCTCCGACTTTGGTATTTTTGATCTTATTTTGGTTCATACCTAACTTTTATCCTCCTCATTGTCTATATAAGTTTTCCCTGCTACTGGTTTATCCCAGTCTTTTTGGGTTCCAGATTCATGTGGATTACCTAAACTGGCATCTCCAGCTCCTTGACCTACAGTAGTTTGACCTGTTTTACGTCTTTCTAGCCATGATTTCCATAAGTCATTAGGCATAGATGCGTCTTTATATTCAGGTTCTTTTTTAATTTCATCCTTTATTTCAGGCACTTCTTCTTCTAATGGAGGAATTTTTCCTTCGGTCATATAATTCTTATAAACGTAACAATATTTAAAGTTTTTATTAGAAAATGAGCAAAAACTCATCCAAATAGGGATTTTTGGAGGTTTTTTCCGATATCTAGAACATGCCATTGATTTCCACCAGCAACAGCCTTACATGCTAACACCAAACTGTCTGGATAGTCATCATGTTCTTCAGATTTTACCTTCATAACACCAGCCTCAGTATATTCTCTGGTCAAATATGATAATTGATATATCAATTTATCTACATTTCTTAGTGATATTTTATGATTTTCAAACAACAATCTCAAATTCTTATACATCGATGCCTTTTCTTGTAGAGAAAATATAACACCCCTTGCTGGTATATCTTGCTCACGTGCTAAGTCTATTAGACCTCCACCTAGACCAGTTTCATCTATAAATACAGTCTCTATTCTATAATCTCTTACCATTTCTCCTATTTTACCACACACATCTACCACATTTGATTGTGATTCTGCTATTGTCTCATGTACAAATACGTGGTCATCTTCATCTACAGACACTATTGTGTATACGGTTTCGTCTCTACCAGAACGTGCAACATCCACTCCCATGTAATATGAATGTCTACCTTTAGGATGTTTATCATTAACAGCCTCACGTAATAGCGAGTGAGGAATTAATGCATTACCTATGTCTAAGAACTCACCTTCGACTTCTTGTACATATTCTTCACGTGTTAAACGCTTAATTTCATCTAAAAAGGTAGGGTCTTCAGCAACTAAAGGGTTATCCGTAGACTTTACATGGAACTCTGTCCATAATCCATCTGGGTTTTTAGCCTTACTATTCTGACACGCCTCATAAAAGTAACCAGATTTACTGAATGGTGTTGATGTTAACCATACTCTGGCTTGCGTAGCCATACCAGAAGGCAAGAATGCCTTAAGAATATCAGTCTTAATGAAAGAACATTCGTCTGCTATAATACAGTGTGGTGAATAACCCCTAAGTGTAGTACCGTGCTCACCAGTAGCCCTTGTTACTATCTTACTCATGCCAGTATTATCTAAGAAGTTAACCCACATCTCTGTCTGTGTATTTCTTACAACATATTGTTTTAAGAATTCATTTCTAATAATTAAAGACCTAATTCTATCGAACATGATTCCAGCCTGATTTTGTGTAGGTGCAGCTATGACTATAGTACATTCATGATTTACAGTTTTTAACATAAGTGGTGCAAAAAAAGCAAAATGTATTGCCTTCACTGCTGTTGACATAGTTTTACCCACCTGTCGACCAGACCTGTATACTATGAATCTATCTTTACAATCAACATATTTCTTATTATAATCAAACACATCATGATCTAAGAACACCTTGCTGAATGTTGACGGACTATCAGCGCAGTCTGCTATGGTCTGCATTAGGTTTTCTCTGTCCTTTATTATATCTGCTTCTGGTCTAGGCATTATGAGGTATTACCCCCTCTAGAATGGCAATGACATTCACACTCTGTCATCATTTCAATAACCTCATCATCACAATGTCCACAATAAATACAACATCCATTACTCATATTTTCTACCCTCATACTCCTCTTCTGGAATCCAAACCCACTTACCTTGTGCGTCTGGTCTATATTTTGCCTTCTTTTTCCTATGAAGTACGAGCCTTAGAATCTGCATTTTGTTAGCCATTGTATAGATAAGTCTGGTTTTCTCTCTCGATTTCTTTGGCATACTTCTTATCTTTTTATCTAATTCTTCTATCTCCTTGGTTAATTCATTCTCATCAGGCAGTTCCCATTCTGGGTCTTCCCATATTCCTTTAATTAAATCTCCTAATCCCATCTACCATCGCCTCGTTGCTTTCTAGATTTTCTCCATTTTGGTATGTAATAACCTATTGTAATACCACCAGCAAAATAAAGCATACATATTGCCGTGAAGAATAAATCACCTATCATCAGTCTCCACCCCTCTGTGCTTTTATCTGTTTAAATATGGATGATATATCTCCAGTTTTTTCATTAACCTCAGTTTTCTCAGATACTACTATCTTAGTATTGAGGTCATTGATTGATTTAACAATAGCCAATAATGTGTTTATCTCAGACTTTGTGTTTCTGTCTGGTATATTACCATCCATTTTGGCTTGAGTTAATGCCATTAATACATTTTCAAATGATATTTTGGCTATTAAATCTAACATTGATTTAACATCCTCTGGATTTCTGGTGTCTATTTCATTTATTATTTTTACAAAATCATCTCTGATAGTACAGATGGAACCCTTTTCATATTTTGGGCACTTACCATTTCCACCAGTCTCAACAGACCTATAAACACACTGATCACAATATGCTGGAATGTTAGCGTCTTTGAAATGCTTGGTTGAATTATATGGAGAAATAACTTTTCTCTTATCAGTAGAAACTACATTCTTACCATCTATGGCTTTAATTTTAAACAAATCATCAGCCATTATTTACCACCTTTCTTCTTAGCTTCGTCTCTCAATGCCTGATTTTCTTGTTGTAATTGCCTTACAAGATTCTCTAAACTATTAACATACTCTTCTATCTTACCTAATAGGCTCATAATATATATAACAATTTTCCTAGTTTATAAAGTTATCTGAATAACTGTTTAGGTGCTTTAATAGTGGCATGTAGTATAATGCTATTGGTAGTTTTAACATTGTGTAGTAGTGTCTAACCTTCACACCATGTAAGTTTATGCCTATCTTTTCCATATTATCTTTATACTCTTCACAATAATGTTCTAACACTGGTTCAAACACATTGTTCTCACCAAACTTCATCGGTATTTTGGTTCCATTATGCCATATGTCACACTTCTTTGACATAGCTGCTGATATCCATAAACTTGTGTCTATACTTTCAAACATTCCTTTATCAATATATTTTCCTTTACCCAAACCATGATATTTATTATTGGTAGGTAATTTTTTTAATGCATCTTCGGTGTCAAATCTACCCTTCATTTTTCCCACTACTATATGTGAACCCACTGGTAAGTTAAGCATACTTAGATGTTTTACATAATCTTCTTGTAAAATAGGTAGGGTATTTAGACCCATATCCTTCTCTTTATTCCAATATTCCATTGTTTTATTCATATTATCAGGCACGGAGTATTGTGTTGCATATTGATAATTGCCCTTTTCCATCTTTAAAAAATCATAATATTTATCTGGGTCATCATTAGTTCCAGCAGTAATTAATATGTTATCAAAACATTCTGTGAAGGTTGATATATTATGTGAGTATTTGTGTGACACCAATACATTCTTTACTCCACATTTCTGCAATGCTTCTAATGTTGCTTTATTATTTGCGTGAAAATATACCCTCAAAACTTAGCACCACATGATTTACATTTAGAATATCCAGTAGAATGACCGTCATTCTTACCCCAAACCCAGTCCCATCCTTGAGATTTTTTACATTTTGGACATGGTTCTATGTAACTCATTTCTTTCTCCGTTTAATCCAATCCCATTCAGGTCTTTCTTCTTCCTCATCGGACATCATTCTCCCACCAATTTGTGACATAAACATTCACATTTAATAGGAGATGACTTTTGATTAGGATTACATTCTACATGGTCGTGCATTCTGCACTCAGGTGAAATATATCTAATCGGATTGTCCATCCCAGTGGCTCCTATTATCAACAAAACATTTCGTTGCATAAGGACACATACCATCACATAAGAAACATTTGGTTCTTTCAGGTAGTGTTTTTTCCACTAGAGACTCTTTGATTTTCTTAGCCTTTTCAATCATATCCATTAAGGTCTCTTCTGGGTTTGCCAATTTGAATGATATTATGGCTGGCTTATCTCTAGAATCTTTCTCAATTCTATTTGATATGTATACCACACACCCATAGTCTGCATCAATATTATAGCATTTTTTTAACAACACCCTATATCTATTGATTTGATCTTTATGAGAATCACTTGCTGTAGACCTTGCTTTACTGAAATAGTCTATGCTACCAGTGGTCTTTTTATCACAAATTACCCATTTATCACCCACTTTTATTAGGTCATCTATGCTACCATAAATGATATCTAACTGTCTAGGGTCATCTTCTGGGATTGCTTTAGCCTCTTCATATGTCAATCCCTCATCACGTATGTAATCATACGCTAGGAATTTCTCATGGTGTTCTGGCTCAGCCAGTTGAGAATTACTATGTACTATTTGACCAAAATATAATGACTTTACATCTTCTGTGGAAAGACCAGTATCTGGTTCAGTTTTTTTATAGATTACATTTCTCATACATGGTTTGATAATATCAGATACATGTATGTGACCTAATCTCTCAGTACCTAAAGCATCTACTTGTGCTCTACGCCAGTGAAAATAAATTTCATTATTAATATCATCAAGTTTAATCATAATTTACTCACGATAATCTAATATATAAGGCTTACTAACAAAAAAGAAAAAGGAAAGGATTAAAGTAATCCTAAGACTTCAGCCATTATTCTGAGCTGTTCTAAGCAAATTGCTTTCCAGTTCTCCATCTGAGTCTTTAAGGTTTCCACCTCTGTCTTTAATCCATCGTTCTCTGCTTTCAATGATACAATCTCAGCCTGTAAAGGTGCTACTTGTTCATTGATTTTACTTTGAATAGCTGTTGCATACTCTTGTGTTTGTGATAAAACACTTTCTGGAGTATCACCTGATGTGTATTCTACTGTTGTAGTAGTCTCTACTGGTGTTGTACTAGTAGTTTCTACGGTTGTTTCAGTAGTAGTCTCTGTTGATGTACTTACTGTGGTGTCTTCATGAACCCAAAACTTACCATAAGTATCGGTTGTTCTATCAAACCATTCGTGTTGACCTAGTTCAAAATTACTAAAGTCTAGTATACATCCAGAGAATGTTTCACCTTCACCCCAGCCAGCTTGACAGTTATAATAATAACCACCTACTTGTACTGGTTGAATACCTCTAACTCCATCTACATGACCTGTAAATTGTAGAGTGTCAGTGTTTTTAACATCAATCATTAATGGAAAATCATCCCCACTAATAATGTGAGTCTCTGCATAAGCACTGCCTATTAAAGCGACAGAAGCTATGATACCCATAAGGGTTACAACTGCTACGGTTGTTTTCTGCATAAAGATAGTTAGTTCGTGTTATATATAAGGCTTACTAACTGCGTGAGCCACACTCACATTTTATGCAACCAGTGACCTTATCATGGTCTTTCTGGTGATGTCCACATCCATCGCATTTTCCACCTACTGTATTTGTTAAATCAGCCATGTTTAATATGAATCCTCTATTACAAAAGCGAATGATTTGGTCTGTTCAACCATCACACCTGATGAGTTTTTAATCTCAACCTCACCCTCCCAGATACCAGCATTAGCTATTGCAGTGTCTGTTGCGCTTAATTGATAAGTAACAATACCATTTGGTCTATCTGAGAATGTTAAAGCTCCATTTATTACCAAGGTTCCATCTGGTTTCCATACTTTCCATGCTCCTTGGTTATAGGTTGTTGCATCATTTAGTACTTTAGCAACGCCTGATGCATCTTTAATTGTTAATTGTAATACAGCTCTAGAGCCAGCTTTGACTCTATATTCCACCGAATTTCCTACCATATTCATACTTGCTGGGCTACTCATTGTCTTCATCCTTTGTTGACTTATCTCGTTTATAAAGATTTCCAGATTTGCTTCTATCATAGAGTTTCTGTGCTTTACTCTTAGCCTCAGTTGCGACTGACTTTGCTTTATCAGCCACTCTTTCAGCCTTACTCTTAGCCTCTTCTTTCAATGATTTACTGTTCATATATATCTTGATAGATTTATCTCTCAATGCTGTTACAACATCTGCTGTCTTATTGTGTGTTCTCAATGTGTTTTGTACTACAGATGAACCTATTGAACCAGTGACCAATCCAAATCCGAATCTTACCAATAGTATGAATGATTCTGTTACATGTATTGTCTCATTGATAATTAATATCAAATTGTTGAATACATTTCTAAACTCAGTGATGTTAACATCCTCGTTTATTACCTTGGACAATCCTAGTTGTTTTGGTATTCCTTCTATGATATGTACAATAGCAGTGTCTACTCTTACTAAGTCTCTTAGTCTTTGTCTGAACTGTGTTACTGTCACACTGTCTGTAACATGTCTTAGTAAGTCTCTTACTCTTACAACAGTTTCTGAGATGTTAACAGTCTCATCTATTACTCTTATTATATCTGCTAATTTACCTTGGAATTGAGATATGTTAACTATCTCATTGATGATTCTGCTCAACTCTCTGGTTCTCAATACAGACTCAGTGATGTTAACTGCATCTAATGCAACGGTTCTTGCTATACCTTGAACCTTTGCAAATCCTTCTGTAATGATTACAGTATCTGCTATTGATCTGAACTTTCCTATTGCGAACTTTGTAGTTTCAGTAATACCCACCGATTCATTGACTATTATTCTGATTAATTCTCTTACTCTTCCTCTGAAGTCATCTATTGATACAGTATCGCTGATTATTCTTGATAGTTCTCGTATTCTACCTACTATATCAGATACATTGATTGTGTCAGATAATATTCTGGTCAATTCTCTGGTTCTTAATACTGATTCTGTTATTGTTACAGCCTCAGTAAATGCTCTGGTTATTGTAGATTGTCTTACTATTGACTCTCCTATTGATACAGTCTCACTGACTATTATTCTAATTAGTTCTCTAGCCCTACCTCTAAAGTCATCTATTGTTACAGTATCAGCAATGTTTCTGATTAATGTTCTTGCTCTCTCTATACTCTCCCAGATGATTACAGATTCTGTTATTATACCAAATCTGTTTCTAATAGTATCTAAAGTCTCGTTAGTATTGATAGTATCTGATAGTATGCGTGAGATCTCTCTGAACCTTACTATTGATTCTGTAATACCCAATGTTGCATCTGCTATTGTTCTTATGATACTTCTTGCTTTTGTTGCGTTCTCTAATACGTTGACAGTTTCAGTTACTACTATTCTAATTAGTTCTCTGGCTCTTCCTCTGAAGTCATCTATTGTTACAGTGTCAGATATCATTCTGATTAAGTCTCTTACTCTGTCTGTAATCTCATTAACGTTGACAGTATCTGTTAACATTCTAACAATTTCTCTTATTCTGACCTTTGTTTCTGTTATGTCTACAGATTCTGCAATGATTCTTACTCTACCAATCAGTCTTACTATGCTGTCAGATACACCTATTGTTTCAGTTATTATCTTAACAATGTCAGCTACCTTGCCTTGGAATTGAGATACGTTGACAATCTCATTGATGATTCTGTTAAGTACTCTACTTCTTATTACATTCTCAGATATTACTACTGCTGGTTCAGTTATTGTTCTTTGTAAGAAGTGTAGAATCTTTGTAACCTCATTGACATTAACTGTCTCATTAATGATTCTTATTAGGTCTCTTAGTCTTACTATTGATTCTGTTATTCCTACAGACTCACTAATTATCTTGACCAGTTCAGCTACCTTTCCTTGGAACTGAGTTACATTAACTATCTCATTGATGATTCTATTAAGTACTCTGGTTCTTAATACACTCTCAGATATTGTAACAGATTCATTAATCATTCTCATGATTACATATTGCTTAACTGCTGTCTCGATTATCTCAACAGTATCTGCAACTGCCTTACTTATTGTCTTAAAGTGTGGGATTGTATCAGATATATTGGTAATCTCACTAATGATTCTATTCAGTGTTCTTGTTCTTACTAATGACTCAGTAACTCCCACCGTTTCAGTTACTATGATTCTAATTAACTCTCTTGCTCTACCTCTGAAGTCTTCTATAGTTACGGTGTCAGACACTGCTTGGAATCTCTCTCTTAATGTTGTTATTACATCTGTTAATCCTACAGAGTCACTAATCATTCTGATTAATTCTCTCACTCTTACTACAGACTCTGATATGTTGACATTATCAGATATCATTCTCAACAATTCTCTTACTCTTATTATTGATTCATTAACTGCTACATTCTCTGTAACACTTCTGAACTTCTCAGTGAATCTTGTGATTGATTCAGATATGATTGTATTCTCAGATAGTATTCTTATTAATCCTCTTACTCTTACTAATGATTCAGACACTTCAACAGAGTCTGCTATTGTTCTTGCAAGTACTCTGAATCTACCTTGGAATATATTGACTGTTACAGAATCACTTATAGCCCTAACTAATTCTCTTACTCTAGTTATTGTTTCTGTGATACCTACATTATCTGTGAGTGTTCTTATTATTGTTCTAACCTTATCTACTGCCTCAGTTATTGAAACATTCTCAGTGATTGTTCTGAACTTCTGAGTGAATCTTGTAATTGTTTCACTGATGTTAGTTACTTCATTAACCACTCTGTTTAATACTCTTAGTCTTACTAATGATTCAGTAATACCCACGGTCTCATTGACTATGACTCTGATTAACTCTCTTACTCTACCTCTGAAGTCAACTATCTCAACTATATCAGATATTGCTTGGAACCTATCTCTGAATGTTGTAACTACATCTGTAATTCCTAGAGACTCTGTTAATATTCTTAGTATCTCTCTTGTTCTTACAACTGATTCAGATACACTGACATTATCTGATAGTTTTCTAATTAATGTTCTAACTCTTACTAATGATTCATTAACTGCTATACTCTCAGATATCTTTCTGAATTTCTCAGTGAATCTTGTAATAAGTTCAGTGATACCTACAGTGTCTGTTATTACTCTGATTATTTCAATCTTCTTGTATTTAGATTCTGCAATGGATATACTCTCACCTATTGTTCTTGCAAGTACTCTTGATCTCTTATTGAGTTGCCATATGCTTACAGATAATGACTCAGTGAATACTCTGATTAATGTTCTTGCTTTTATTACAGCCTCATTGATTGGTACACTTTCTGCTACATGTCTAATCAATGTTCTTACTCTATCAGTTCCTTCAGATACATTGATTGTTTCTGCTATTGGTCTTGCAATACCTCTGAATCTGTTGAATGCTTCAGTGATACCTACAGAGTCTGATATCCACCTGATTAATCCTATAGCGTATTGTTTTGTCTCACTGACACTTACATTATCTGTTACAGTTCTTGAGATTGTTCTTGCTCTTTCTTGTACTCCTTGGAATATAGATACTGTAACTGATTCTGCAACAGCCTTGAACTTGTTCAGTAGTCTACCAGTTGTTTCTGTTATAGATACATTCTCATCAACAATTCTACTCATCTCTCTTGCTTTATCTACACTTTCAGTGATAGATACTGCTGGTTCTGTAATTGTCTTGTTGAATGTTCTTACTGGTTGTGTGGCTTCTCCAATAGATACATTCTCTACTACAGATACAAATGACTCCTTCTTAACAGATATTGACTCCGTTATTCCTACTTCTTCTATTACATAGTGGTTTAGTTCCTCTATGTGTAGAGGTGTTCTTGTTGCAAATACGTTATGCTGGAATATATTCTCTTGGTATATCTTTGTCTCTTTCTCTTCAATGTCAGACTTGTAATATGTTCTCTGGAATATTGCCTTTGGATAACTGAATGAAGGTTGCTGGAATATTGTAGGCTGGAATACTCTATAGACCAGATTGGTGTCGTATATGTCTCCTTGGAATACATCGCTTTGGTATATACTACTGAATACCTTCTCAATCTTTTCTCTACGTCTACCACTTGGGAATATTTCATATCTGTCTTGGAATACATTGGATTGGAATACATTGGATTGGAATGGACTGTAAATGAATGTAACAGTTCTCCATCTGAATGGTACTGTAGTATCTATAGACTTTACAGTATCTATTATTACCTGTACCTTCTGTATAACTTTCTGTGTTGTTTCTATTAATGATACATTATCAACGACTGATACTGTCTTACCCTTACCAGAGAATGTTGATTCTGAAATACCGATACTATCACTTGCAGTCTTAACAAATCCAAATCTATGATTCTCACTATCTGTAATACCAATAGTATCATAAACTGCCTTGTTAAGTGCTGTAGGTGCTTGGAATACATCTGGCTGGAATACTCCCTGTTGGAATACAGATGTTTGTTTCTTTGTGGTGTCTGTTGCTTTCTGGAATATATTCTGTTGGAATACATTGGTTTGGAATACTTTTGGAACTGTTGTTGTAATGTATTGTTTCTGGAATACATCTTGGTCAAACACATTAGACTGGAACACTTTCTTAACAGTTGTACTAGATGGATCCCATAGCTTCTGGAATACATCACCATCGAATACATTGGTCTGGAATACTGCTGGGATAGTAAATATTACCTGTTTGTCTAAGTATGATGTCTTATCATCTTTAATTGCAACATTGTCAGTTACAGTTATGAATTTTGGTACAGCCCTATTGTTTGCTTCAGTTACACTGACAGTTTCTGTAACAGTTGCTTTAACTGTCTTTCTTACAATACTGTTGACTTGTTCAGTTACTCCTACAGTATCAGCAGTAGGTACAACATCTCCCTTAACTATTGATGTTGATTCAACTATTCCTTCTATGTCATATATTGTCTTTGACCTACCTATTGCAGATTGGAATGCAGTACTCTGGAATACATAAGGCTGGAATACTACAGTTGATATAGTCTTACTATCAAATATCTTTGTAGTGAATACCTTGTTATTGAATACATTACTTTGGAATACTGCTGGTGTAACAGTGGTATCAAATGTTGATGTCTGGAATACATCACTGTCAAATATATTACTCTGGAATACCTTTGTAACACTTGTACTAGATGGATCCCATAACTGCTGGAACACATCATTATCAAATATGTTAGTCTGGAATACTCTTGGGATAGTGAATATTGTCTGTTTCTTGAAGTAAGATGAATATGTATCAAGTACAGATACATTCTCTGTTAATGTAATCTTCTTTGGTGTTGCCCTTGCTAGTGTCTCACTTAATGAAACAGTGTCTGTAACAGTCTTTGTTAGTGTCTTTCTAACAATACTTTGTGTTGTTTCTGACACACCTACACTATCTGTAGCAGTCTTAACAAATCCTTTCACTATTGCAGATGCATCTGTAATTCCTATTGATTCGTAAACTGATTTTGCTCTACCTATTGCAGACTGGAATGTATTAGACTGGAACACAAATGATTGGAATACTACAGTTGATTTCTTTAGTATGTTGAATACCTTTGTAGTGAATACTTTATTATTGAATACGTTAGACTGGAATACAGCTGGCTTAATGTTTGTGTTATATCCTTGCTGGAATAAGTCGGTATCAAATATGTTAGACTGGAATACTTTACTAACAGAGGTACTAGATGGATCCCATAATTGCTGGAATACATCATTATCAAACACATTAGTTTGGAATACTCTTGGAATTGTGAATATTGTTTGCTCTTTCTTATGTTTGGTAAGGTCTATTACAGATACATTTTCATTGATAGTTCTAACTAGTGGAACTGCTCTGTTGTTTATCTCGCTTACGTTTACATTCTCTGTAACAGTCTTTGTTATTGTTCTTTGTTTTAATACATTAACTCCTTCTGTAATACCTACAGTATCACTAACAGCCTTTACAAATCCTTCTACTTTGTTTACTGCCTCACTAATGTTAACTGTATCATATACGACATCCTTCTTACTAATTGGTGCTTGGAATACATCACTATCAAATACATAAGGCTGGAATACAAACTTACCAAGTTTTCTAGTGTCATATCCTTTCTGCCAGAATTTACCACTGAATACATTAGATTGGAATACAGCTGGAATAGTAAACCTGTTGAATGTTTGCTGGAATACATCAGTGTCAAATATGTTAGTTTGGAATAGTTTTGGTACGATTCTATGTTCATCCCATCTCTTCTGGAATATATCTTGGTCAAAGATATTAGTTTGGAATACTTTATTGACAAAGTATGTAACCTGTCTCTTCTTTGTTAATATCTCATCAGTAATTCCTACTGTTTCAGGTATTGCTATCTTCCATGTTCTTTGTTTGAATAGTGCTGGTGTATCTATTACATTAACAGTTTCACTAACACTTCTTACTAATGTCCTTGCTCTAGATAATGCTTCTGTAACATTTATTACATCAGTAGGTCTCTGAGATGAACCAAATACTACTCTTAATGTTTCAACTATCTCTTCTGTATCTTCGACAAACTTCTTTACTGGTTCTGGTGCTTGGAACAGTGGGTATTGGTAAATACCTGAGAACACTGGTCTTGAAACTGTGATAGCAGTATCAAATGCTTTAGTCTGGAATACTTTATTCTGGAATACATCTCCATCAAATACTTTCTTAACAGCAGTTGATAGTTGGTATCTCTTCTGGAATACATCAGACTGGAATACATTTCTCTGGAATAATCTATTAAGTGGTGCAGTTGCATCAAATGTTTTCTGGAATACATTGGTTGCAAATACATTAGTCTGGAATATTGAACCTACAGTTCTTTCTAATGGTTGTAGTTTTTGCTGGAATATATCAGACTGGAATACATTAGACTGGAATATTATTGGTTTAACTGCATTCTTATCATATAGTTTCTGGAATACATCTTGCTGGAATACATTGGTTTGGAATACTTTGCTTACATAACTTGGTTCTATTGCATAGTGTTTTGGTGTTCCACTTTCATTAATTTCAATGTTATCAGTTATTGTTCTTAGTATTGTTCTTGCCCTAACTACTAACTCGTTTATGTTTTCTATTTCTGTTATGTTCTTGTACCATGGGAATACAACACTCTCATTAACATTAACAGTTTCGCTTACAACTCTTACTCTCTCAACTGGTTTGAATCTGTATTCTGTTACTGATACATTCTCATTAACCACTCTTACTAGGTCTCTCTTTCTTATTATGGACTCACTGACATTGATGTTTTCATCTATTTGTTTGTGTATCTTTACTGAGATTGATTCATTAATATTAACAGAGTCAGAACCAAGTCTAACAATACCAAATACTTTAGTTAATGTATCTGTGATTCCTATAGTATCACTTGATGTCTTTACAAATCCTTCTACCTTTGTAGGTGTATCAGATATTCCTACTGTTTCAGTTACTGATTTAAAGTTATCACGTATTCTTCTCGTTGATGTTGTCTCTGTTATTCCTACAGTATCAAGTGGTGCTACCTTTGGTATTGGTACCTTTGTTTGGAATGCTGTTGACTGGAATACTCCTACTTGGAATATTGTTTGTATTTTACCTAATGAAGTCCTTAAGAATGAATCAGATTGGAATATCTTTGTAGAGAATACATTATTCTGGAATAATTTACCTACAGTTTGTGGGTTAGATGCTTGCTGGAATATTGATTGGAATATGTTTGTCTGGAATACCTTTCCTACTGATGTTACTGTCTTTAGATACCTCTTCTGGAATATGTCTTGGTCAAATACATTTGTCTGGAATAATTTAGCAACAATATTTGGATCTCTTGCAGGCTCTCCTACTATTGTTTCATTTACTAATGATGTTTCACTTACAGTTTTTATTTTTCCTACAGATGATTTGGTTGTTTCACTTACGTTTACATTCTCTGTTATGGTCTCAGATAATTCTCTACCAGATGCGTTCTCTATGTAGTTGTTTTGTTCTGTAATTCCTACGGTTTCTGAGATAGATTGTGGTCTACCCTTAGCATATGAAACAGTTTCTGATACAGATATCGTGTCTCTTTCTTCTCTGAATTTCTGTATTGTTTGATGGAATAGTCCTACTTGGAATATACCAGATTGGAATACACTTCTGTTAACAGTTGTCTTATCATAACTACCTTGGAATACATCACTTTGGAATATACTGCTGAATGTTTTTGGTACTGTCTGTACCTTATGACCTGATGTTTGGAATATATCACTCTGGAATATTGATTGGAATACTTTGTTTGCTGTTTCTCTAACTCTCTTATACTTAAATTGGAATACGTTACTCTGGAATATATTTGATTGAAATACCTTAAACACATAAGTGGTGTCTGTGGTTTTATTATAAACGATAAATTCTACTACATTTTCAACATCTGGTGTTAATGGTTTACTCCGAGCCCTCGTATGATAGAATACTTCTGTTATTCTTTCTAAATCTGACCTAGATTTTGTCTTACCCATGACCTTATATACTTGCATAACAAGTTGTACTGCATCATATGTTATTCTTGGGAATCCTATTGCCTTTGGAATTGTTTCATCTATTCCTATTATTTCTTGTATTGTTTTAATGATTGAATTTGGTACATCAAACACATTTCCTTGGAATAATCCAGATTGGAATACATATTTACCAGCATTAGCTACCTGAGTTGTTTGGAATAATACTTTCTGGAATATATTAGACTGGAATACTTTTCTTGGATAAACATTTATTGTATGAGGTTGCTGGAATATATCTACATCAAATATGTTAGTTTGGAATAACTTAGCGATAGTTCCATATGATATTTGTGTATATTGTTTTTGGAATAATAACTTACTGTTGTATGTTTTTTGGAATATATTAGACTGGAATGGGTTTCTTACATATGTTATAGTTGTAGGAGCTTGCTGAAATAAATCTGAATCAAAAATAGACCCCTGAAATGTTTTACCAAGTGTCTGGTTTATAGAGAAAAGATCGTTATCAAATAGGTTACTTTGAAAAACCTTTAGGAAAGCCATTTGAGGCTACTCCTTTATCTATGCTTCACCGTTTAATTGTAGGCTTGCATCAGTTGCAGTCATTGGTTGGTGTCCATGGTTGAATGATACATCGTTTTGTGTGTGATATTTCACTCTGATGGAACTGAATGCTATTCTTTTGTTTCCAGAGTCTTTACATCTAATTCTATATGATGTAGTGTCTGCGATTGGAACTCTGATATAGTTTGATTCATTATCTGTTAATGCTGATACGTTAATTGTTCTTACTGTGGTGTAAGTTGGTTTGTCACTGTCAGAAGCTGCGTCATCATTTCTCTTTTGAATTTCTAACTGTGTTGCTGTCATTAAGTCTGTTGATTGGTTAGCTGATGAACCGTTATGTGTGTATAGTTTCTTGAATGGTACTATGTCTATGTGTGATACATATCTTCTTGGATAGTCTGAGTACCAGTAGAATTGGTATTCTGCTCTTTGTTCGTTTGCTCTTGAGTGGAAGTACATTCTTAGATATCTAAAGTAACCACTTACTACAATTACTCTATGATCCCAGTTGCCATAGTAGTTCTCATCATAAGCTAATTCTTCCCAGTCGTCAGTAGTAAATCTTTCGAATGGTGTTGAACCAGTGTCATCTGGTGTGAATGTGTTTGAACTGTGACCTCTTCCGAACCACATGATTGAACCATATCTGTAGTATATTCTAAATATAATAGTTCTGTGTTTGTAAGAACTAAAGTCTGCTTCACGATAAGCATCAAACTCATCTCCTTCAAAGTTTTGTCTTCTTACGTAATATGTACTTGTGTTTGATGTTAATGAATCTGAATCATTATCCCAGAAGTTTGCGTGGTTTGTACCATCGGTTTGTTCCCATGTACCACTTGTGTTCCAAGAATATGTGTAAGGACTTGAACTTGATAATTCTGATTGCCAATCGTCATAGTTACTTCTACTGTTACCATGTTGTTCATATTTCCATTGGTCTTCTCCTACATAACAGTCTATGTATGGATTTGCTTCGTTTGGAGAACAATACATGTCTGCACCCCATTTCCATTCTACCCATGGTGTCCAGTTAGAATCGCTTGTAATACCACCGTTGTTAAACCAGTAGCCGTTTGTGTTAGTTGAACCTGTTCTTGCCATGTTTGGAACTCCACTTGATTGTGATGTTGATTGTCTGTTGTATGCATAACCTAATCTCATCCATTGACCAGAATAGTTATCATCTATGTCATTGTTAGTATCATTTCTACAAGCAATGTGAACTCTTGCTGTACTACCGTCTGATTGTCCACGATAGTATGGTGCTGGTATTGCATAACCATCTGTTGCATCTGTTTTAGTTGGTGCTTCTAATTCTACTAAAAAGTGGTCTTCTTTTCTTGGTGTGTAACCATCAAAGAAAAATTCACATTTTGTAGCGTTAGCCTTACCAGCTGTTGATGATAATGTTGATGCATCTATCCAGTTTGTTGAACGTGCTCTAAAGTGTGATGTTGAGTTTTGTCCATAAACAACTCCTCTAAGTCTACCAGTAGGGCTACCTTCTTTCCATAGCCAGAATGATACACTTCTTAATGGATAACCGTAATATCTAACCCAGTTAAATTCTGAGTCTCTTTCTCCATTCCATCTGTTTGATACTGCTGGATGATCTTGTTCGTCAATATAAACACCTACTGCATCCCAGAATGTTGAAGATTCATTTCCAATACATTTATGGTCACTGTTTGTGTTTTCAGTTCCAGTAACTGGGAAGTTTCTAAATGTAGTTGCACCATAGTGTTCATAACCACCTTCGGTTACGCCTGCTGGTTTTGTACCATTGGTGTTTCTTTCCCATGCTCTTCTTGTTAAGTAATAAGGTGCTGAAGGTAATCCACATCTACCATTCCAGAATCCTACATAGTCAACTTTAGCATCCATCATGCCTTGTCCACTTGTGGTTCCGTTATAACCCATAATCTTAATGTATCTTAATCTTTGGTCGTTTTGAGTTGTTGAATCTCCATCTTCTGATTCATCCAAGTCAGTGAAATAACTACGTGCTTCAGAGTTTTGTTCGTATTCGTCTACACATTCTCTAAAGTCATTATCTGCATATCTTCTGAAAATAAATCTGTTTCCTTCTCTGATAATCTCAATGTAAACTCTTGTTTTGTGTGCCCATGCATTGTTTGTCTGTGAATAGTTAATTGAACCACCCATACCATCGTCTCCAGCATGACTGTGTGGGTTTTGTGAACCATAACATGAACCCCATGACCATCCACCAGCACCTGTATCGGCTGAGTATCTGAATCCTACAAAGTTCTGTTGTTCGTTTGCATGATAAGCTTGACTTTTTGAAGACAATCCCATACAAATTGTACCTTGAGTTCTTGATGAAGCTGCTGGTCTAAAAACAAATCTTAAACACCAGTTTCTTACATCTATTTTCTTATTTCCTAATACTGAGTATAAATCATAAACTGAGGCTGATTCATCTGCTTGACCGTGAAGTGTACCAGCAGAAATATAAGCACCGTCTCCACTGTGTGACCATCCAGTGGTATGTCCAGTAGTAAAGTCAGACCAGTAAGTTGCTGTACCAGTTCCGTCTCTCTTTCTTTTTTCAGTGTGACATCCTAGAATTGGACTGTAATTAGAATATTTACCTTGTGTATCATAAGCCATAACAGAACTTGCAGCTCCTACACCAGTACTTGATGCTAATTCAGCTGGGTTTCCACTTGAATCGAAACCGATTGTTTTGTTTGCTGAACCAGAAGCTAATTTTGCTAGTGATATTGTACCATCTGTAATTTCAGAACCTTCAATAGTTGCACCTACTCCAGCTGCTACCCAAGCAGAGCCGTTAAAGATATAGTCTTTTTTGGTATCTGTTTCAGTAAAGACAGAGTTTGTTGCTACAGTTGTAGGTTTTGTATCAGTAGATAATCCAGTTAATCTGTTGCCTGCTAAGTATTTAATTGCCATGTTTATGCCACCTGTACCTCGTTATATGAGCCTGCTTTCTTAATCTTAATAAATATTCCGTCGTTGTTACTGTCAATTTGTTTGACATAGACTAAACATTTGTTAGCACTTGGGTCTGCTGGTGCTGAACCTACTCTGTCTAAGTCTATTGGACTGAATACATCATTTCCGTTAATTTTAAATTTCTTACCACTTGCAATGTCTACGTTTTCAGAGATATCAAAGTCTCCAGTTGCGTTTGTGTATGTGATGGTTTTATCTGTGGTTGCTTTAATTGTAATACCAGCACCATCTGCTAGTGCGTCTGTAGGACTTGCTGTTGAAGCTAATTCGATGTTTTTGTCATCTACAGTTACTGTTGTAGAATTGATGGTTGTAGTTGCTCCATTTACTGTTAAATTACCTGATAATGTCATACTTGCTCCAGCAATAGTACCTGTGAATGTAGGACTTGCTGTAGGTGCTCCACCATATTGATACCAGTTTGTTGATTTTCTAATGAAAATTGCTGGTTCTGTTGTACTTAAGTCTAAATCTGCACCTGATTTTGTGTAAATGTTTCCAGTTCCATGTTTCAATGTAACTGTACCAGTTGTTGTAACCCATAGTAAATCATTTTCTGCTGTGTCTGCTGTTGCAAAAGTTGCTACATCTGTTGAACCTGTTAATGATAATACAGAGTTTGCTACTGCTACACTTGTTGCTGATGCAGCTGTTTGTGCTGTAAATCCTAACATTCCAGCTGGGTCTGGGTTTTCGTTCCATTCATTAGTACCGATTGGTGCTGATGGATCGTCAGGGTATGCTGATGCATCTACTTGTGTTGCGTGTTTATAAATTGCTTTACGTGCCATTTTAATCTATTTTAACTCCTTTTTTTACAATCACTTGTTCAGCAGTGTGTATTTTACTGTCTGGATTGTCTTTTTGTTGTTTTAAGAATTTAAATCCCATTTTGACTATGCTCCTTCGAAGGTGTGGTTTACGAATACTTTCAGTGTATCGTTTCCAGTCTTTTCGAAGGCAGATGCAAAGTTAAAGTGACACAATAGTTTTGCTGTGCTTGCTGGGGTTGCAACTTTGTTTCTATCTACAATGACACCACCTTTTAGGTCAGTGGCACCTGTAGTATCAAAGTCTCCAGTAGCCCAATTATATGACCATGTTACTTGGTCGTTTGCTCCACCAGTGTTGTCAGCATCGCCATCGTTGAAACGAGGATAGTTGCTTCTTAATGCTTTAGTAGTATTAATGCTTGAGTGTGATGCATCATATGCTCCAGAACTGAATGTGGTTCCAGATGAACCAGATGCTCCATATGTATCTCCTTGGTGAGGAGTTACTGTTGCGCTTCCTAAAATCATACAGCCGTGTACAGTACTAGAATCAACAGATGTTGAACCGTCGTGATGGAATAAAATCTTATCAGTTGAGAAATCGGTATCTGCATATGCTGTACCATCTGATTTTTTAAGAGTTATTTTCTTTGCGTAGTAAATATCTCCATCAGAAGTTACTAAGTTATGAGTAAACATTGTTTGTTTGTGATATGTACCATCATCTTCATAAGTACCTTTTACGATTGTAATATTGTCATTTTTGTTAATTTCTACTCCTCTTTTATGATAGTTTGGGAGTTTATCTTTCCAAGAATTGAATTGCTCAATACGCTCATCAACTGAGTTTTCTGTGATTCTCATAATAATCTAAGATAGTTTGGAGTATTTAAAGATTTTGTGTCTACAGTCATGATTAAGCCATATTAGTAACAATGTGTGATTTTTGGGTAGAAATAGCCTCTCCGAAGCTTTTATCTAAGTCAAATGCGTCAAATTGGTGCTCTCCTATATTAATTATTGTCCTACCTTCTGGGTAAAAGTACTCTATACTCATAACTGACAGTGTTTCAGGCGTTGTTATTCCATGTTGAGGTGCTTCTACCTTAACCTCATAGTTTTCTCTTACGTGGTTTGCTAGGTGTGGAACCGAAATACTTATACGTCTGTTTAATTTTCCGAATTTACCAAATATTCTTGTTGCTACAGTTGCCAAACCCTCAGTACCCACAAATTGTGGGACTTGGTATGTTTTCGAATAAAGCCCTAAAGTTGCATAATCTCCATCTCTGGCAGTATAAAACTTACTTGAATCATTAACATCCTCATATGTATATTCTATGTCATACCCATCTGATGATGTATCAAGTGCACCAGCCAGAGTTATGCTTTTATCGTTGGTATTAACCCTAAAATTCAGATGTTGAAATAATGACTCTCCCTGATCAGCTTGTGTGAGTACATAATTATTACTATTTCTTGTTACTTTAGTTGATATTGGTTTACCTACTAATTTATTTGAGGTTAACGTATAATAACTACCGTCAGTTGAAAAATCATTACTTGTTACTTTTCTTTTATGTGACCTTAATATATTACTAGAAATGAGAGTTAATTGGGTTATAACATTACTATCATCTGTACCTAAATCCTTTATTCTTGCACTAGCTCCCTGCCTAAATAATATTTGGCTTGCATCAATATCATCGGTTTCTAATAATAAAACACCCCTACCAGTTATTTTAAATGATGTGTCAGACGCTTCATTTAAAGATAATAATAAAAGATTGGCGTATAAAGTTCCAGTTGCAATATAGTGATTGTACATCTCATCCCATTTACTTTGATCGGCAGTATGAACTATTAAGTTGTTTAGAGATTGATTATACACTTTAATTAAATCTTCTATTATTTCATACCCTCTTTTTGACTTATACTCGTTTTTAATGATATCAGCATCACCAGTAGTCCATTTCATTATTCCATTATCATTTGTATTTGTAGGGTAGGTTCCACCAGTTTTTATTTCTATATTATGTAATTTGTCAGAAAAACCTTTACAGTGAACTACTTTATGTGTTGTTTTCTCATCTATTTTCCACACATTTCCTCCAAACTTACATATTTCTGTTGATATTCTGGCTTTTACTAAATCATCATATTCATTTTCTGTTAGATAATATCCACAATACATTCTAACTTGTGCCATTCTGCTATTAATAACATTAGCACCAGATCTATCAGCACCTAAATACATCGGTTCTGTTGTATTTGGATTTCCAGTTATTGTTGCACTGCCTTCAAGATTACCATTTACTTCAAGTTTAACTAAATTGTTTTGGTCTCTATATAATCTAACCCAATAATATCTACCTCTAGCTGCTCCCTCACCAGTGGCTCCTCCATCTCCATACTCTTTGATATTTGTATGGGTTCCAGATGCATTTGATGTACCGTAGCCTAAACTTACAGTGGTTCCACCTATTTCTATGTCAGCTCTTGCATAGTTTGGGTCATTATTACTTGAACCATTTACAGAAGAAGTGAAGTATAATTCTATATTATTACTTGCATCACCTTTTGCAAAAATACCATTCTTTGTCTGTCTAGGATAATCATCTCCTTTAATAAGAGCCAAAATATCAAATTGTTGACTAAAATCAATAGTAAAATCAGAGGATGTTGTTGCTCTTGGGTCTGGTATTTTTGGAGGTTTTCTTTCAGAACCACTAATATCACCACCCTGTAAGCATATACCATCACAATCTTTTACATAAGTAAATGTTGTTTTATCTGCATCTGTCTCTAAACCATCTAAACTATGACCAGATTCATCTCTAGTGCTATATTCAAAATTCCATACACCAGTAAGATATTTTACGTTTGTTACATCTTGAATGTATAATACTTCATCGTGTTTATCAACTGCTGATTTTCTTGAAAATGTAAATTTTCCAGAATCTATTGCCCTTGTACCATTCTTTTCAACATGTGCAGATATTAATTCAATAGGTTTGTTATTAACAACGCACCTTACTCTATCTTTCATTATGGCATCGTAATGGCTACTTCATTACTCTTCAAGCCATATCCTCCACCGATATTTTTAGCTGCTACTTTTATGAAATATTCTTTTCCAGACGATAAAGATTTTCCTTTAACTTTATCCCATTCTGCGTCTGTATATGAAGAACTGTCATCTTTCAAGAATGCAGTATTATCAGCATTAGGGTCACCCCATGATACTTCATAATTAGAACCACCAGTTACATGTCCTTGAACTTCTGCATCTCTAGCTGCTGTATTTGTATTTGAAGGACTTGCAGCTGCCTGATAAACTGATACTGTAAAGTCTGGTTCACCACCATATGATGATTCTCCATCTTTTATCCATATACCATAACCTGTAATTGTGCTTGACGAATCGCTTGGAACTGACCATGAAACCATCATTCTTGTCTTTGTACCACTTGAACCACCAGATGCATTTACAGTTGATGTTGCTACATTTCTTGGTTCACTTGGTGCGTCTGATTCATAAATTGAAATCACATTACCCATGATAAATGTTATACTTACATCCCAAACTACTGGAGAATTACCAGATATGTTTGCATTAATTCTTGTAATGAAACCCTCCATTACGTCTACATCTTCACCTAATTTTATGAAATATCTATCTGAAAGGTCTTTTCCTTGAAAAGTACTTAGTAACCAACTCACTATTCTACCAGCACTATCAGATGAAACAGCGTCACTCCAAGATGCAGAAGGTGAAGTACCAGCATAAAATTCTTCTATGTCTGTGCTTATTCCACTTGTTAGTAGTCTTGTATTACATTGTTGAGGTTTTGGAAATGAGTCTGCTACCTTCCAATTTACAGTTACTGTTTGTGTGTTACCCTCCATTTTTACTAATACATTCTCACTAGCATCTTCTTGAGGTAATGCCATAGGTGATACTGGTTGATCTAATGAGACCATAATACTCTCTAAGTTATTTATTTCGTATCTCCAAGTTTTTGGTATACCAGATGCCTCATGCATTGATGAATTTTTATAAAGTAATAGATTGACCATTATACTCTACCTCTCCTTGTATTTGACTCTTGCATCACATTAAGTATTGTTTGCCTTAGATTATTTAAGTCTTGCTGTGAACCACTCATACTTTGTATGTTAATTGTGATGTTTGTACCACCAATATCACCTAGTTTTTTGTCTGGAATTACTGTTTCATTTCCAGCTTCACCCATTAAATATTGTTGACCACTTCTACCAATACCCATTATAGGTTCTGTTATGTGACCACCTTCAGCCCATGTGAATGGATTCCAACTATTTGATGATGAATTATTTTGTTGATTTGTACCACTTTTACCTTGCCATTTATTTGCTGATAGTGGGTTTAACCAATCTAATACATTATCCCAAATCTTACCCCAGTCAGCTGCTATACCATTAACTCCATTCCAGAACCAATTATAAACAGTTTCCCATATACCTTTGAAATTATCTTGCATGTAGTTTATTCCACCCCAGAACCATCCATACACTGTACCCCATAGATTATTCCAGTATGCACTTATACCAGATATACCATTACTAAACCATGTCCAGATATTACTCCAGAATTTATTCCAGTTCGCATATGTTCTTGATATACCATCTGAAAACCATTCTTCTACAGATGATTTCCAATTATCAAAGTCAACGGTAGCTTGTGCTAATCCATTTTTAAACCACTTACTTACTTCTCTACCCCATTCATTAGTCCATGTATTATCACCAACACCAAACAATCCTCCTATAAAGTCAGCAGCTGCAATAGCTGGTGACATTAATCTTACTGCATCCCAGATTATTTGACCCCAATCAACTTCACCCCATAAAGATGCGAATGCTCCACCTATATCTCCATTAGCTAATGCTGTTAATGCTCCAGCTAATTTTGTACCAATCTCATTACCCCATTTCATCATTTGTGGGTACATCTTTGTATACCATGGTATAATGAATTTTCTAAGTAACATAATCATAATAGGTCTCATTAAGAAACCAAAGAAGTCACCTATTGGTCTTAATATCATCATGATACCAAAATTAAGTAATTTGTAAATTTGCTGAAACATTGGTGATGCATCTAATGCTTTCTTCAATATTCCTATAAGAACTCCAGCTGAACCAGCACCTATCATCATACCCATTTTATGTTTTCCAAAGAATTCTTTGGCACCAGCCAATTTTTCTGCTACTTGTCCAGATTCATCAACTTTTCCTTGTGCTGTATCTCTTCTACTTTCTAGTCCCTCTTTTGCTCTTTCTAAAGTACCTCTTTCTTTTGGGTCTAAATCAGGGTCATTTAATCTTTTATTCAAATTTTCTAATGATGATTCTAAACTTGCTAATTCTTGTTGATTTGCTTCATATTGTAAAGCCAGTTTTTCAGCCTTACCAGTTAACATTCCAAAAGCTGCACCGATAGGCAATCCTTTTGTTAACATACCAGTGAATAATTTCATCTGGTTACCACCCTCAGATAATGCTTTAGCGTGGTCTTTATTCATTCTAACCTGTCTACCACGTTCTTTTTCTAATTCAATCTTCAAAAGAGCCTGAGTTTTGTGCCAATCTTTATTGCCAGTAGCTGCTTGACCAGTGGTTTTGGTCATATCATCGAGTTTTTTGTTTAACTTTTCGATTGTCTTAGTAAGCATCTCGAAGAGCTTATCTAAGTCTTTTACCTCTGTAAAATCTGTATTATCTCCTTCTGGACTACTCATATTCATTTATAAGGGTCACAATATAAAAAGATATCTACATGAACCTCTTTACTTGTTTGGATTGACGTGCACTCATAGCCTTGTTTTCTTTGTCTCTTTCTTCTTTAAGCACGGCTAATAATTTCTTTATATACTTAGAGTCTTGAGCGTCTACTGTTTTTTGATCCCAGCCAAATTCTATGGCGCAGACGTAGTAAATTCCGAATCTTGCTCGTTCAGATTCAGTGAGCCTGTAAAACTCTCCACCCACTCCCCTAAGTACTTCGCTAAAGGGTAGTCTTTCATGACCTCCTTCATGATTTGATTTGCTTGTTTTGATTTAAGATTTCTTATCGAAACAGCATCACCTACTGGGAATGGTGCTTTTTTCAACACTTTCATAAGTATTGAAAATCTGTATTTTGGGATATTGACTTTAGGCTTTGAAACATCTGATAAATCTATTGCACCTTGAAGAATTGCCTCCAATTCTCCATATGTGATATCATCATCATATTCTATAGTTTCTTTACCATTAATCCAATCTATCTCGAAACTTTTTGTTGCCATAAGTGTCTAAGAATGCTTTTAACTTATAAACCTATCGTCTAGGTGTCGTCTACGTCTATCTTAGCTGCTTTGATTTGCCAGTTAATTTCTTCGAAAACTGGTTCTACTGGTTCAATACCAGTTATAGAAATGTCTGCAAGTCCTAAACCATATCCAGTTATTTTAAATGTTTTTGGATTGGATGCTCCATTTGTAAAGAATAATTCTAATTCTGGTGAGCCACCCACTTCTTCTTTGTAGGCTGTACCTTTTAATTGTTTAATTACTTCTCTTAATAGTGTATCGTTAAGCCATGATGCTTTAAATCTTCCAGTAATATCTAATGTTCTTTTTATACCAGTTACTGCTTGGTTACTACCTAATTGGTATAATAGGTCACCATTGTTGTTAAATGTAATATCTACTTCTTGTACTTCTGCTATTGTGTTACCACCAATTTTTAATGAACCATGTGCGAATGTGAATGGTTGTGATGCATCAGTTGGCATTCCGTCAAAGTCTCCAGCACCATTACTTGGTGCATCTTCATCTCCGTATGCAATATCTGCTGAACAGTTAACTACATCGTTGATTGCTGTTGTTATGTTTAGAGAGTTCAAAAGACATCCTTTTAGAGTTCTGATAATGTGTTGATCAGTACCAGCGTTTTCTGCTATAAATCCAATTTCTGTAGAAAATGATTTTCCTACAAATGTTTTATTTGCTTGACCCTGACCACTGCTAGTTGCTGAACCATAAACATATGCGCCTGCTGAACCACTTCTTGGGTAATAACAGTTAAATAATTCATGGCTACTTTTATCTCCAAATACAAAGTTTACTGAAAGTGTACCACTTTGTGTACCGTATGCGTATTTGGCTGGTTCTACTTGTCCAAGTGCTCCTAATTGTTGTCTATTGGTTGATAAAGTCCAGCCAGAAATAGCTGTTTTTACTCCAAATGACTTGTCAATAGTAGCTGAGCCAGCGAAGGTTGATGATTCTAAACCCCATTTGGCGTATGCATATGCACCTGTTCGTACCATATATACTGATTCTGCTTAATGTATTTAAAGATTTCTTATGAGGGATTCATCTTTCGGAGAGAAACTGTTACTATATGATTGAACATATTACGCATATATTGGTTTCTTGTGTATGAGGCTATAATCCTCAAATCTACATAGTCATCTCCACCCCTAATTTTATCCTTTAATATCTTCATAGCCTCTTTTACGACATTATTATGTCTATCATCATTTTGATAGGTTCTTATGTCAAAATCAACAGTTACATCATGAAAATGGTCTGTACCATAAAGGCTGAAATACTTGACATCTTCTGCTTTTGGGGTTATAATTATCTGGTCTCTTCTATCATCAATAAAACCCACACTTCTTTTTTCCCATGATTTTTCTATATTTGGTACCCTACCAGCAGTCCAATTATCATTAAGTATTGTGATTATTGTATTAATTGCATCATAATTTGCTGTACCCATTATGAACCACTCCTATATTTATAAGACTCAGTATATGGAAAATTAGTCCATGTATCGTTTGTACCATAACTTCCTTCCCTTGGTCTCATTGCCTTTGTCATTGTATTCCATTGTACATCGGTCATATCAGATGGTCTTCTACCTACATACCATATTTTTCTTGATATTTTATAGGCTATTGAATCTATTAACTCATCCTTTTGTTTTCTTGTTAATGGTCTTTCTATTAATCTGCCAAAATTCTCATTATATTCATTAATTAAATCTTCATTTGTCTTTCCAGCAAATTTTTGATGAGAAACCCATTTCTTGACATTTGCTATGTTTGGCTTGAATGTTGCTGGTAAAACGTATCTAGCATAACCTTCTGGTAGTTTTTCTTCTGGGAATTGACCACTTTTATTCATTGCAACTACATCTGGAGGTTCTTCATATAGGTTCTCTTTTGGTTTGAATAAAGCAGTAAATCTTTGTACTATCTCAAACATTGATTCTGGTTCTGAAAATCTAATGTCCTTTACACCTACTGGTGTATTAATCATTACCTTTTTACCTTTCAAACTTGCAGTAAAACCAGCCTCGTTAAATAATCTAACTGCTTGTTTTCTGAAGTATCTTTCTATTTTCATTATGGTATCACGAATAGCTCCCTTCTGTTTTCGATACACTTTTCAATATCTTCCTCCCACTTTCTTTTGGATTCCGATATATTTGTCATACCACCAGTAGGGAGTTCATCCATTCTGAAACTTGTATTGAGAATTTCTATTGCAGTCATTTTAATTACAGCGTCTTGAATATCTGATGGTACTGTTGTATCACCAGCGAATTGTTCTCCACCGTATCTGTAAGTTACTCTTACTCTGTTTTTTCTCAAAATTGAAAATATGAAACCTCTTAAGTATAATCTACCATATTCATATTCAATATCATACCATGAACTATTTCCTAAAATATCTTCCCATGATGCACTAGCACCCTGCCAAATTTCTATTTTATCTCCTTGGTCTGTATCAAAATCATAAATATTTCTATGTTGTAAAAATATAGGTGTACCCCATCCATAAGTGTATAATAATGGTAAATCATGAACTTCTCTTGTTACTTTTTTACTTCTCCAAGCATGACCAATACGTCTGTCTATTTCATCTTCTTTACGATTGATTATTTTCTGAATTTGTTTCTTATTAGGTGTACTAGTACTGGTAATAGGAACCCTGAGGAAATCAGAAACATCTCCAACTGAACAATATGTAGTTGCCATATAAGTCTTATTGAGTCACTATATTTAAAGATATTCACGTCTATTTGTAAACTACTGTATATTCAGCGTCACCTGTGATATCTGCATATATACCAGATTCAAAACGTCTGTTAATTCCGACGTATGTTCCTTGTTGTTCTGCAAATATACTGAACTCTGTTGTGCCACTTGAGCCTCCATTTTTAAAGACTACTTTGGAACCAGATGAACCTGTCTTTGTTACATAAACACTCACAATAACGCCATGACTGGCTTTAATTGTTGTATCAGAGTTAAAAGATACTACATCGTGGTTGTACTCTACCATGAATTATATGATAATCACGAATATATAAGGATTATGCCTTTGAAAGAAAAAAAAGAGGCTGTTTTGGACTCTAGTAGCCTATGACTAGGAATTCGCAAACTTTGTTTGCAATGCTTGTTGAGTTTGCAACTTCTGCAAATACTGCTCCAGCTGAACCACCTACTGAATAGAGTTTAATCTTTTCATTAGCTTTGTCGTATTCTACTTTGTATGCTGAGTCCGTATACTCTGGAATCACTGCAACGAGTGTAGAAATTCTGTTCTCTTTGAGATCAGCTGCCACTCCGTTGGTTGCATATGCATCAGAACCACCAAAGGTGACTTTGATTTTATATACTCGCAACTTTGATGTTAAAGCTGCTTGCCATGAGAGTGTTTTTCTCACGTTAGCATCTGTCCAATCTTTTGTTGAACTGGTGTGTGCCATATATATGCCTAGGATTACCTATATATAAAGATTAAAAAAGAAAAAAGGGGTTGGTATTTGACTAAAGTTTAATATCTCTAATCTTACCTTGTGATTTGAAGTGTCTACAGACTGTTTCACCCATAGTTCTGAATACACCTTTCTCAACAAATGCATTGTTTACGAATGGGTATGCAGGGGTTCTTCGAGTTGCTTCGTAGTATTCTGTTGGAATAGCAATTTGAATTCCGATTCTTGGATATCCGTAGCCTTCTGCATCAGAAGTATCTAATGCGAATAATCTACCGATTTCTGCTGAGTCGGCTGAGTTGCTTGGTGCATCCTTTGATGGGATGAATGGGATTCCATAGATTGAATCTACGTGAATACCTACACCTGTTCCTTTGAAACTTTGAATTCCATTTACGTCGACTTGTACGAGTGCTTCACCGTATGGATTTGGAATACGGACTGAAGGCATATACAAACCTTGGATTTCAGAGTATACTTCGTGGGAACCGAGGAATACGTTTGGATCTTTACCAGCTGCAATGCGTATCTTTCTTAAGAAAGTACGTAATGTATCGTCAGTAAGGACTCCATTGGTGCCTATTGTACCAGAAGCTGATTCTACAGTAGAATCAAATTCGCTAGCTCCATCTCTGTCGATGTCTGCGTTAGCTGCCCAAGGATTATAGTACTTTGCAGAACTACCACCTAATGCATCTTCTTCAGCATCACTTGAAATGATTCTATCGAGAGTTTCGAAGTCTTTAGTTCCACCGTTGTCGTTGGAACCACCAGCATCAGCTGCTTCTTTCTCCACATCTGCCAAAAGCATTCTGTTTAGGAACTCTTTGTGTTGTACTGCCATGAACAAACGGAGTGAACCAAGTCCTCCCCAAATGTCGTCTTTAGAGTGTGTTGCTAACCATTCCATAACCTCTGATGCACTGAAAGGTAACTGTGCTGTCTTTGGTCTAACATCGATTTCTTTCAATGTTGGTTTGATTGTATCTGCAATAACTCCACCTTCTACTGTACCACCTAATGCCGTTTGATTGGTATTAGCTGCTAGAGAAGGTTTTGCAGTTATGACCCTCCATCCAGACTTGTCCCATGGGTATTTAGGTAAAATACCGAAGGCGTTTGCTTCAAGGTTAAGCTGTGCCCATGCATATGCGCCAAAAATAGCGTTGAATGTGCCTGCTGTACTTGTTACAACTGGTGCGTCTGCTTTACGGAGGAGATTTCTGTTGTGTCCATAATAGAGTGCTTCAAGCTCATCGATTGTTTTGACTTGAACCAATTTAATATGCTCCTACTTCGTCTTCTGAAGGCATGTAGTACTTTCCAGCGAGGATATCACGAGCTACTTGACTCAAACCTTCTGCTCCATTTGCTCTTGCGTCTTTGAGAATCAATGACTCATCTTTAAAGGATTTGTCAACAGTTTCTAAAGCTGCATTTGGTCTTGGAGTTTCAGTTGAGAAAGTATGCTCTGCTTTCTCGATTAATTCTGTATCGTCTGATTTTTGTTGCATCTTCAAACCACCTTTGTCTGAGCTTGGTTTTTTGTCTCCAGATCTATCGTCATCTAATCCAGCTTGCACTGAGTTTGATTGATAGGTGTCTGGTACAGTAACTTTTGCTCCTACATCCTCACTTGCAGCTGTACCTTTTGGGGTAAGTGGCAAGTCGGTAGGGGTTTCCAAAGCTTTCAATCTGTTGTCTAAACCACTCAAAGTTTCTTGTGTTGCTTTTTGTGTTTCAGCGATAGATTGAACTACTTCGGTCAATGTATCAAAACCTGATTTAACAGATTCTTGGAAAGACTTTTCAACTTCGTTGTCTGATTTTTCTACATTAGATGTAGAAACCTCTTCAACTTGTGTGTTAGAATTGTCTTCTTCGACCATGTTATTAATAAAACTATATATAGTCACTATATAAAGATTTCGTCATTTTTTATATAGGATATTATTCTCTATTTACTTGATTAATTGCATCTTCTGGTTCTGCTTGTCCACCAAGTTTTTCATTACCATCTTCTGTTTGATATGCAGATTTTTCATGTTCTGCTTTCTTTTTTAGAAGTTCTTCTTTTACACGGTGTAAAATTGTAATACTTGCAATTTTTTCTTCAACTTCTTCTTTTATTTCATGACCAGTTTCTTTAGCTGCTCCTTCTGCAAAGTCTCCAGCACCTTCTGCTACTGCTCTACCTACAGTAGCTGCACCTCTACCTACAGCAGCTAATATTGCTGGTACTGCTTGATTTACAGGTGTTATTGTAGTTGTATTTTGTGCTGTTTGTTTATCTGGGTCATCTTGATTAGATTGGTTTGTATCAGGTGCTGGTCTAATCCCACCACCAGTTCCAGTCTGGGCTGGACTCTCATTTTTAACTAAAGTAGGCTTATTTTCCTTTATACCACCATCCAACTCCGTAACTTCCTCCAATGTGTTAATAGAGTCTAATTCTGGCATTTTTACTGGTTTTGCGTTCTTACCCATGCCTCCAGAATCTATTGTCTGTGTTGCTTGAGCATGATTACTGTCTCCGTCAGCATTAGAAAAGTCTACTGATGTGTGTTGAACCTTATCAACATAACAACCAAATTTATCACATTTGATAATTTCTTTACCATCTCCTCTAGGTTCTGATGGTATTGTTGCTTTTGCTAATGGATTATAATCTGTAATTAATGCTAATGGTACTGCTGGGTCTTTACATACTGCTACCTCATAATGTTCGAGATCTGTCAGTGCATAAGCTACATCGCCATCTTTCATGATTTTTGGTGTTCTATCAGCCTTTGTGGCTCCACCGAACGATAGACCTTTATATTCGCCTGATTTTATCTTCATCCAGATATCTTCATCTAATTCATAATTCTTATGTATTTTACCAGTTATTTTGATTGCTGGGAATGTTTCACCATCATGTGTGAATTCTGTTTTCATAAAATTAATGCCTTTTCCTACTACTCTGTTAGAATGTGTATCTGTGATAGGTGCTCCTCTATCCATCCAAATTGGTAATACTTTGTATAATTCATCTACTATTGTTAATTCTCCTTGTTTATCCTTCATTTCTACTGTTAGATATCCTTCGAAAAACCTATTCTCATCAGTGGCATCTAACACTGTCATGGATTTGGTCAATAATTTACCTATTTTGTCCATATATATCTCTATACATGCGTATATTTAAAGTTTTAAATAAAAAAGGGTTGAGGTATTATGTAATTTTTGGTTACTTTTACTCTTTTTTTGCTTTGGAGACTGCAAAGTCAGATGCGAAACCTGTGGTCAAACCAATTAAGGCTAGTCCTACGGTTCCTACTCCCTCAACGGCTAAGGTTTGTCCTATAGCCAAAGCTGCGAAAGTAGAGACGATTAAAGCACCAGCGAGTTTCCTTGCAGAGAAAGATTCATCTGTTCGATGTAGGTAACCTCGGAGTGTGTTTAACCCTGCACCAATTACAGCTGCTCCAACTGTTATAAGTACTGGATCTACCATAATAGCTCACCTAGATCCAATTATATAAACATTTTGATTATTATTCTGAATCATTTATAACCTTACTGACTAAATCCTCTAAATCAGAATCAGCCTCTTCATGAATACGGTTAGTTTGACGGTCTAAAGCAGTTGCTAAAATAATGAGGGCTTTTTGGAGGTCTGTCACCTTATTACAAAGGTCTTTTTGGGTACTAGCCATTTTTCTAAAGAAAGCGAATAATACACCACCGACTGCCAAAGCTATTGCCACTATTATCTCTTCGAATATGCTTTCTATCATAAGAACAATAATAGGCTATCTTATTTAAGGATTAAGATCACTCTTTTATATCTGATAATGATTTGAATACACCGTCTTGTATTAACTGTAGAATCACTGCTGGTTCATCCTTAAAGAACTGTTCCATCTCTGGTGAGAATCCTTCACATTTGAACCTACCACACGCAAAACATACAAATATGAATCCAGCGTCTGCAAAATAACCATAACGTTTTTTACCACAATCACACATTTCTGTGCCTTCGTCATCCATATAATAAATCCGAAAGCTTTATTAATAAAGATATGCTTTTGGTGACTATGGGAATATCAGTGCATGTTTATGATACAATATCTGAATATGTGAAAAGAAATGGTCACATGGTGTCAGATAAGGCTGATGTTAATGAAGCATCATTAGATTTATGTGATATTTATGTTAGAAACCCAGATAGTGATGATCATAAAATAATGTGTGTTGTAGATATAGAGAAGTTTTTTGATAGACCAGATACTTCAAGGTCAATAACATGTTATCAAAAAAATAATATCCATCAATATCTTACTGGTGATGAAAGATTAGTAAAATATGATGAAGTTAGATTTGACCCAAAGACAGATAACATAATGTTCTTTAAAAAAAGAATGAGAAAACCAAAAGTATTCTTTAAAGTAGGTAGATTTTGGGGTGACAGACCTAAAAAGGATTGTAAAATCGATTGGTCTTTAAAATTCTTTAATGTAAAAGCCCAAAGAATAGAATTTATTCTTCTATCTCCTATTGCCTAGGTTTTGAGACATAATTTGTCTCCAATCTTTACCGTTTTTCTTCTTAATTCTCTCCCAAAATGGATTTCCGAATAATCCACCCTTTTTATTATACTGTTTTGTGACATCTGCTATCTTTCTATGACATGGATGACAGAATCTACCGTTAATTTCTTCAATATGGAACTTATGTTCACCACAAAAGTAACAAAGACCATACATTTTATCTGAAACTTTGGCTAAAAGTGGTTCTCTACCTCTTTTACCAGCGCAATCACCACAAATTGTTACTATTGTTGCTGAAACTGCATCAACTTTAAGACAATTTAAGCAAACACCTTCTTTGTAGTTGTTTACACGTGTATATTCATTAGCTTGATGATTCTCCCAGAGTTTTTTACCGACATATTCTCCTCCAGTATCAACGTTTAGTTTAGTTGCCAATTATTTTTGTGCGAGTTTTATTTTTCTTAGTGCTTCAGCTAATGCAGAATAAATATTCTTACATGCATAGTCGTTTACACCTTGCTCACGTGAGTGTTTTTTACAATCTTCAAGAACTTCGTCTATATTTGAAAAGTCGGCTGAATAAACGTTTGTTATTCTTGGTGATTGTTGTCTCTTCTTAAACTCTTCTGTTCTTTTGGCTTTCTCTTCAGCTGCCTTTAAGGCTCTATCTGCTGATTCTTTAGTTGATCTGACTTTTGAACCACTAGGTAATCTTGTTTTTCTTGCGTCGTCAGTGGTTGGAATCTTATCTTTGTTTTTTCTACTAAATACTACCATTACATTATGGTCATATTTCGCCATATATAAGGATTTCTCCTCAACTTGTGCATCTATTTTAGTGGGGTCTAAAATTCTTCTTCTTCCCATCTTTTAGTATCTGCTAATTCTTGTTTAACTATTTCACGTGCTTGTCTAACTGTCATGTTTGCCTTGGTTCTTAACTCATCAACAGTCTTTTTCTTTGTCCAATCGAAGTCTATTGCACTTTGAAGTGTTGATTTTACTATCTCGAAGTTTGCTGGTGTGATTCCATCTGGGAATCTTCTAGGTTCTAAGTATGGTTGTAAGTCTGCTTTCTTAGATTGTGATGTACCTTTACCACTAGCTGGTGCTCCTTGACCAATTCCACCCTTATCAGATGGTCTTTGTTTCTTTGGTTTACCGTCTATTTCTTGTTGGTCTTCTTTTGGAGCTGCTGTGCCTCTACCACGACCTTTTGAACCACTTGTATTTGGTTTTTCATCGTCATTATTACTCTCTAACATCATCATTGTAGGGTTAATAATTGGATTTTTAGATACTTTGAACTCACCAGTGTGTGTTCTTGTAACTTCAAAGCCCATTCCTTGCATAGCTGCCATGTTTTGTATTTCAACCCCTTGTATTTGTAGGTCTCTGAGTTTGTCGTTCTCTTCTCCACCTTTTAATCTTAACTCCCAATCATCAACTTCTAATAATTTTGCGAACTTTCTCAAAAATGCTTGTGCTAAAATGTCTTGACCCCATTTAATTGCACGGTTAGTGATAGTAACTTGTAGTCCTTCTTGACTCCATCCACTTGGTAATTCACCAAAGTATAATGGTAGAACGCCAAAAACGGCTCCGATTATCATTCTAATCTCTCTTCTTATCTCAGTAAACTCTAATTCCTTCAAACTACCAGTGAAATCAATCCATTGAGCCATATTCTTACCTCCTTTGTCTGATTCAACCAATAATGGGTGTATCATGTATGGGTCTTCGGTTGCTTTTTGTTCTAAAACATCCCAAGATTTCCTAAATGTCTCATAGTTACGAGATGCAATAACTAACATACCTCTTGGAGGTCTCATCTTATCAAAGTATTTTCTAATATACTCATCCATATGGGATAAGGACATTGCTTTTGACCAAATAGAGTATATTGGAGAGTACCCATAGAGCAATGATGGTTTGTATTTGCCTGCTTTCCAAATAACTTCACCTTCACCATATACTACACGTTTTGGTTGTGGTATACCGATTGAATAAACTGAGTTAACTTCAATAACTGCCTTTAATGCTTCTGCACCACATCTATCACATTTTGGTACATTTAATCTTCTATCTCGGTGTTCAAATCTAGGACATACAAACACTTTGTTTCTCTTATCATCATAACCAATTCTTCCATCAGAGTCTGCAATTAAAGCGACTTGTGGGGGGTCTATTCTAAGTAACTCTTTTACTTCAGATTGTTCATGATTAATCTTACCAGTTCTATCATCAATTTTATAATTCTTAAGTACTAAACAATATGCATTATCTGCAATTTCTAAATCTCTCTCTAACTGTCTTGCTAAATCTTCTAGGGTTTGTTCGTTTCCATTGATAGGATTTACGAGTAAATTCTCTAATTTTTTCCTATTTTCTGGTATAGGTCTTAATAATTTATCACTACCACATGTATCACATTCCATCTCTTCTGATTCATTTAGTTCATGTGCAATAGCCTTTTTAGCATCATTTCTTGGTAATGATTGTGATTCATTATCTGCGTTTTGTTCAAATGGTTGTTCATCTTTATGGTCTCCTTTGATTGGTTTGTATTGGAATTCTTTTCCACAATTCTCACATTTAAACTTCCATTTCTCTACAACCTCAAATCCATTCTTGAACATTTCTCTGTTTAGAGTTTCAATAGGTATTCTTAATGCATCTATGTTATCTGCTAACTCATAAATCATTATGAGAGGAAATGGGAAAATTGGTAATTTAGCACCTGTATCAGTGCTCATGTATGGTGTTGCTATAGAAGGTCTTGTAGTACCTTCGGTTGTTGATTTATTGGTAAATCTAGATGCAAATGCACTTAGAGTGTCTTTAAATCCCATATAGTAAGACTTAATAACCCCATTATATAAACATTATGTAACGTTTTTGTCTAGTTTTTGTCACCATGTTCTGAACAATCTATGTTTCTAGACCCAGTACATGCACAAGAAGACTTACTTACCTTCTTTTCTACTTTCTCTTGAGGTTTCTCAGATTCTATGATTTTGTCTGCCATAAGAACAAATACATATAAACATATTAAAAGATTCCTATATTGTGTAGTAGTGTGAGCGAGAGCACGTCGAATGGTAAATCTCTATGTGTTCACACGGACATGAGATAAGAGCCACGAAGGTCTGGTGTTGCGAGCCAGCTACACGATCACCCCCTATATAAACAGATATACTTATTAGTTATGTCGAAGATAACAAACTATGGTAGAACTTGAACCTGAAGACTATAATGTAATATTAAGTTGGTTTGAAGGTACATTCGGAAAACGAGCGTTAACGGAGATGCCTCTCGAACACAAACGTACGTTCTGGAAACTGACGTTCCTAGCAGAGGACAAAATGAAAGAACTGCAAGAAACAAAAGTACATGAAGAAGACTAATTCTATGAGCCCGAAGGGCGAATTTTTTTTGGGATTGGTGTGCGTTAGTAAGCCTTATTAAGTGGTTCGTACGTCTAGTATGTATGGATAAGATAAATCAGTCTGTCGACGTTAACATACGGCTGGCTCAGATAAGCGACAAGATTCAACTCTGTCTCCGAGATTTCCAGCGAGTTCAAAACGACCTATGGAAAATCAAGGAGGAACTCAACAAATGAGCCCTAATTGGATGCTATACCTAGGTATATTCTTCGCATGTACAGGCTTCTTACTGCCAGTAGGTGCTGTTATGATTGCACTTTGGTTCTATAATGATTATACATCTAAATATATGAAACAGATTGGAGACTTTAACAAGAATCAATATTCACCTGATACCATACAACAAGGTATATAAGTTGCTACCACGTAATTTCGAATGTATGCCATATGATGACATCAAACATTGTATATATTGTGAACGAAAAGACTTTGAAACATTCGATGATGTCTTACAGCATATCAGAGACGTACATGCCAAACAAGATGAGGAAGAGGGGTTAAGAAATATAGATGGAGGAACGTATCATGACGATAGGGACTAACACTATCAAAAAAGAGCGTTGTTACGCTTGTAATGAGTTATTTGGTGACCACTCACATAAAGACTTACTTAGATGCTTATTTAGAGTTCAAGGTACTTTAATTATAAATGCTAAAGAATTATGGGAATATAAAGAAATGGAGGCTGACCAAATGAGAGAGTTAGACAAGAAACAAGATACACAAAGAGCAGAAGCAAATGCAAGAGCTGCTGAAATGGGGGGTGTTGAATGGAAAGATGTTGATACCTCATCAGATGAAGAAAAGGAAAACAAGAGAAAGGCTTTAGAGATGATTGCTGGTGCAGAAGGTAGAGACAGACCAGATATGGAAGAATTAGATAAAACTGGCAAAACTTTGTTTGAGACCAAGGATGATAAGGGTAATCCAGTTGTAATGGAGGCTATAGACGCAGAATCAGATTATGGTAAAAAAATACTTGCTGAGGAGCGTGAAAAGCAAAAAAATAAGCGTAAACCTAAAAAAGGAGTAAAAATTACAAAAGTTGACGTGGAGAGAAATAAAGATGGTAAAGATTAGCGATAAGATTAAAGATGGTCATCCAGACGTTCGAGGTGAACGTCGTAGACGTAATTTGACCATTGCAATATCTGTGGGAGTTCCTAGTGCTTTGGCAGTGATATTATATGCCATCTTTTAGCAAATATTACAACTATACAATGGAAAATTATTATTACTGTCATAAATGCTTTATAAGGTTCCAAAAAAAGGTTTGCCCTAAATGTGGAGAGAGAGGTAATGATACAGTTTAAGTTTATAATAGCAATTATATGTGTTGTAGCTGGGGTAGGTGTTACTGCTTTGGTCGCTGGAGATTCAGATACTAAGATCTTTCTACCAAGTAACGAGCCAAGTAGGGACATTTCTATTTATCCAGACTATGTTACTAAAGGCTGTCATCCAGCCGTAGCACCGAACGGAACGTACTATGAGGTTTGTAATTAAGGATAGATTGATTATGGCACTGTGCGAACACCCCAATTTTTTCTTTAAAGATTTTAAGTTCTATTGTAGGACTTGTTGTCAATCAGAAGATTCTATATTATTAGAAGAGAGGATGACTAAAGATGATGTATGACGATGATAAAACTTGGAAACAACATTACGATGATTGGCTTCTTATAATAGAAAACATGAAATGGACAGATGACGATACAAAGCCTGAACAGTTTGATTATAGAAAAAAGGTTATAAGAAATTTAATCTCCGACTATGAGAAATCTCATAACACCATTTAGCAAAAGCCTTTTTGTGATTCTCAAACCACCGTCTTACCATATATCTCCTTATTAATGATACAGCCAAGTACCAAAATGATATTGATGCCATACCCCAAAATTCTCCGTTTTGTATCTGTATAGTGTAGAATGGTAGTATTAAGTAATTTACTAGAATACCTATCATGAATCCTAAACTACAGTCTATTATGGTTTCAACCATAGAATGAAACCTTGTATCTTTTTTTGCTGTCAACATAGATCCACTTTTTTCCGACTTTATAAGAGTTACTATCCACTTGTATCATTTGTAGGCTCAAAAGGCTAAAAAAATTGAATTTTCTCCATGTGCGCCTAGAACGTGGTTTGTGATTCCTCTACACTGTGGAATTGTTTCGAGAGTATATAGGTGTTACTATCATTATTGTTGTTAGTATAGGTTATAT